ATCCACGATTAAAAAATATCGTGGCCTTTTTAGTGCCTGATCCAGTAGGTATAGTTACTGTCGTACTCCCGATAGCAGTCCCGAAGCTTGAGGCTGTTACCGTCAAACTCTTCTGCGTAGTACATTCATTACTATACGTAATCTCGACCTCTACTCTTAGCACTGAAGTGCCCGAAGAAGCGCCATTGCAAGGATCACCATAGACATAAGCGTCGGCTGACCAATTCTTCGTTGGCTCCACGCAATCGCATCTATCGGCCTGCGCCAAGCCATTAGCGTAAGAGATACCGTCTGACTTGATGTGAATTTAGCTTATTCAATGCGTATTGTTTATCTATTAATTAAAATCATTAATATTGTATCGTTAATATTAATACATTAAGTTATGGCTTGCAATAAGAAAAAGAAAATGGCTAATGGAGGCAAGGTCTCCGAGAAAAAGAAACCTCAACTGAAATGTGGAGGCAAGGTTAAGAAAAAGAAGTAATAACCGGAGGGGTATATCCCCTCCTCAGTATTTAGCATATGAAAAATTCAGAATTTGTATCTAGAATCATAAATGATATGAACTCCATCAATAAGGACGCTCATGTCAGTAGGAGATGGATATTATCCATAGGAAGACAAAAGGCAAGATCATATATAGCCCAGAAGTATGCTGATGGAACCTTGTTCGGCGAGGAATCACTGTATACTCATATCAATTGCATGGAGATGGAGAGGGTTCGGAAAATTGATTGTTGTTTTGATGAGTTTAAACTATGCAGGATACTTATGAGATCCAAGAAAAGATTGCCCGATATGATATATACCCGTATAGGTCCGGCTATCATCAAAGTATCAAACATCATGGATGATATTATATTTACCTCCATATCGTTAAGAAAATACGCTAACAACAAGGAACGTAAATACGGGAATATAGATCAATACTATTATTATGTCAATGATGGATATATCTATATACCAGATATTAACATAGAGGCTATAAATGTTGATCTTATAACTCTCGACAGAAAAGCGGCGTTAGAGCTAGGGGGATGTGGAGCTGAAAAAGATAAGCCATGTACATCTCAATGGGATTATGATTTCATATGTCCTGACAAGCTACTAGAATATGTTGTCTCAGAGACGTTAAGAGAGACGATAACCAAATTGCAGATTCCTACGGACGAGAATCCGGATATGGATATTAACAAGAAAACTCAAAAGATTCAGTGATAATGGATATAATAAGATCAATAATTAATTTCTTCGGTTTCAATGATGCCATAGTTGATGGTATAGGTGAAAGAGGGATGAGGGATAGCTCAATCATAAGATATAATGAGGTGCATGATATGTATGACAAGATTATAAAAGATCTGGGAGATATGTCGGCTTACGTATCCAAGGGTTATATCTATGATAAGATAAAGGAAAGAACGGGATTAAGTACCAGACATATTAGTGGGATATTAAATCATACTAAGAGAAAAGATCTTAGGTTTATATAAAAAGGAGAGGATAATCAACCTCTCCTTTTTGTTTTTAACAGCCTCCACCTTGACTTGGATTAGATACATACATGCTTGTAGCATTGCTAACACAATCACTTCCGCCTGATATCGTTCCCGATCCGGATGGTATGGTGACTGTTTTAGTGGTAGAGAAATATTCTACATCTCCAGATGGTTCAGATCTAGTATAATACACATCAAATGATGCTGTTTTAGATTTACCACATGGATTATCATAGCTTACGGATATACTTAAGCATTGTCCATTAAAACTTCCGCTAGCGTAAGCGCTCCATGTTTCGAGGCAATCGCATCTATCGGCCTGCGCCAAGCCATTAGCGTAAGAGATACCATCGGATTGTAGGTTATTGTCGGCTATCCTATTTGCCTCGTCCTTGGTGCAGGCGGTGTATTTTTGTGTATAAATTTCTTGTATTAGGATGAAATTGTTATATTTGTGATATGAAAACAAAGTCATTTAAAATACTTGATCAGTACTTTCTCCGGTTTTATAGATCTATTATGTCTAAGAACGGTAAGAGAAGGAAACATACGATTGTGGACAAGAATGATATTCTCGAATGTCAGTCCTTGATATGGAAGGTCATACGTGATAAGTATCTGGATAATGAGGGTGGGGTTTATATAAACAACATCGGTTATCTGTGCCATAAGATCAATCCTAATCGTAAGATATATCTAAATAAGCTTACCGGTACTATTAACAGACGTGGAACTGGTGGATATTCTTATGTCCATACATGTATTGATTTTATGCCTCGGAACAAGTATTTCCATCTCTATGTTTCTCCGGCGTTGAATAAGGAGTGTAGATTGGCTATGGAATCAGGTAGGAGGTATAAGTTCTTGTACCGGGAGGTTGAGTCGGAGAGTAAGGTATTTGGAGTTAAATGGGTTTATAAGCTGTAGAAGTTTTTGTGATCTAGTTAGCCCGTGAGGGTAGACTGGATTTTTTTTGTATCACGGATTCAAATACATATCTTTGTGCAAAAGACTTAAATATGACTATAAAAGGGTTATTGGCCGAGATCAAGGCCGATTTACATAAATACGATGATAGCGGGGCTATAGATACCTCGTCTGTTTATAGGTGGGCTGAGATCGCCTTGAAAAGGTTCGGGGGTGTTATAGCGGTCATGTCCGAGGCGGTTGTCAAGACCAGTAATAAACAGGCGGTATTGCCTTCCGATTTTTTCGACATGCTTGACGCCTATAGGTGTGAGCCTCTTATCTGTGAGATTCCTGGCGGCGACAAGGCTAAGGCTGACCTCCAACACGAGATCGGCTGGGTCGAGCGCACCGAGCGCGGTTTCCGTTGGAACTCCTGCACCGAGTGCTGTAAGGAGGAGTTTGAGAAGACGATCACGGAGAGGATATATATCGGGTCTCACGAGGTTCGTTTCCATTATCATCATCCCGTAAGGTTATCCATAGGTCGTGGGTTGAGGCGTGATTGCGCCGCCGACAAGTATCGGGATAAGTACGATTGGGATAATTATGATATAACTATATCCGGCAATACTATGTATACCGGGTTTGACGGGTTTATTTATATCATATATCGTGCTACGCCTAAGGACGATGACGGTCTCCCATATATACCTGAAACGGCGTTAGGATACCTTGAGGATTATGTCGAGACGTATATCAAGATGAAGATCTTCGAGAATGCCGCTGTGAATGGCTTGATACAAGGCGCTGGTGACGCTTATAAGCTATACGCCCAACAGGAACCGGGTAAGTTCGCTAGGGCTATGAAGGAGCTTAAGATGTCGATGATCACGTTAAATGATTATCGGGAACTGGCTGAGGATAATAGGAGAAGGATGTTGTCTTATGAGCGGATGTGGCCCAATGCTTTTGATAAGTATATCAAATTGGTTTAGTTGCGGGGGAGGGAATCGAACCCTCGATCTTTAGGTAATGAGCTTAATGAGATACCTCTTCTCCACCCCGCGATTATGATGCGAATATACGTTTTTAAAAAGAAAAAAAGATAATATGGTAAAGAAAAATGATTGGATACATTTAGATAAGACAAGTGGTACCGGTCCTGCTGAGGTTAAGGTTACCGCTGATATCAATGAGACTGGTGAGATACGTCAGGTAACGTATAAGGTTATAAAAGAGGGAACCAAGGAGGAGAAGACGTTCGTGTGCAGGCAGGAGTCCGTCCCGGTGGTGATCATCCCGGAGTTCGATTACCTTGTGCTTAGGTATATCTGGGCTGACGAGGACGGCATTGACTTTGACACGGCTACCGGTTTCGATAACACCGGCCTCCCGGACGTGGACGGCAAGCTGGTTGGTTGGAGTAAACAGTACCAGACCACGCAGGAGCGGGTAGGTGATTATCTTATCCACGGTGGTGATAACATGGAATCAGGTAATGAGGCCGCCTTGATCCAGATGGGGCCGTTGTTGGATGGCGATAATTATGATAAATTACCTCTTGAGATCAGGTGTAGTATATACGGTAACTGGTATGGTGGTCGTGAGAAAGGTAATGTCACTATCAGGTTCACGGCATATAAGGGCGGTTCTATGGAGAAACGTGGATATGATTTTGTCAATATCGGAGGCGAGGAGGTTTATACCGGTGATGCCCCTACCAACGTATCCGCCCATGGTGAGGATAATTGGCAAAATATAAAGACCTTGTATTCTAAGGTAGGCACGATGATCTACAACAAGGAGTCTCGTGACTGTATTGTAAGAATAGGTGAGTAATTATTCTTTTTCATAATACAAATATCTATCAGCTCTCTCGTCCGTGAGGATGGGGGAGTTTTTTTTGTTTTTTAGTCCTTTACTTATGACATATTTGATCTTTTATTGCGCAGGAATAATCTAGCCTTGCCGAAAACTAGTATTATGGTCACATTGAATGATGTAAATAACGAACTCCATGTCCGGTTATATATACTGGAGGTACTTAAGGATTATATAAGAGATGATGATTTCGATGGTCTTGTAGATAAGGCGTTGGATTTTGTCATGGAAGGCGTTTCTATGCCTAAGGCTCCGACCAAGGATACCACCATGAGTGACATATCAAAGAGCGTTTTGGCCTTGGTAGCGGGTGCTGGATTAGATGAGAGGTTAAGCAAAAGCTCTTTAGAGTTAGCTTATGACAGATGTAAGATGAGGTACGTATTCGATCCTCGAAATCGGGATATACACGGTGTAGTCGTAGGTTATTCCAATGACTTTAATAGTCTGGTAGCTGTGTGTGATGAGGGATCGAAGAAAGGAGTGGATAAAGGATCTACTGATTTTGTGGATGTCAATGAGAGATACGTAACTAACGGTTTCTTTTACATATCTGTAGAGGATGCTGATAAGCAATCGAACTACATGGGTAAAAATTTGTAATTGTTGTGTTTTTGTACTTTACACGAGCGTTTAAAAGTATTTAGTTCTCCTCCTGACTTGTGAAAGTCTGGAGGATTTTTTATTTTTGTACGATTTGAATGTTTTGCATAATACGTACTGTTTATTAGAATCCGCCACATAAGTGATTATCTGGTGGATTTATTATATTTGCGAAAAAGATAATGTCGTGCAAAATAACTCTAACATAGCGGTTCCCGACTCCGGGATGAACAGGGATAAGCATCCACAGGATCTATCCCCGTCTGAATATAGTTTCGCCTTGAACGCTACCATAGAGGGTGACGATGGAAGCCAGCTTAAGATCCAGAACGAGCCTAGTACCCTTTTATGTAAGCGATTTGATGGCTATAAGGTTATTGGGTATAAGAATGACATAGCTGGTGATAACACTTATTTCTTTCTATCCAATCCGGATGATAATACGTCTAAGATCACGTTCATGCGGTCATTGGATTATATCAAGACCGTTGAGGATCAATTGGCTGGATCGGGAAAGGACATCCATCGTATCCTTGGCGAGAGGCTTGAGGAGTCGGATGGTCGTTTTGATGAGATATGTGATTTGATGGAGGTCCTGATAGAGGACTGGGTTGATGACCCTTGTCTTAATTTCTCCATTCATCATCCGATCTTCGATATAGAGATCAAGGACGAGAAATGCGGGAAGGTGATATATTGGACCGATGGATATAATCCCCAGCGATATGTTATGGTCGATAAGGCTCTTAATCCGGATGATGATGGTGACTTTTGGTATCATTATCATGGGTATAAGACATGTGGGGATGACAAACCAATAGAGAGGTGTAGGCTGGCCTGCGAGAAGCTGCTGGTGTTCCCGTTGCTGACGGCCCCGTGCGTGGAGCCTGAGGTCGTGGAGTTCGGGGGGAGCCTGCGTGCCGGGACCTACCAGTTCTGCGTGGCGTTGTGCGATGAGTTCGGGATTGAGAAGACCGGATATTGCTCATTGACCAACCCAATCATGTTATTCGATCGTCAAGATATGGTTATCCGCGATGGTTTATGGGGTAAGTCAACCAACATGGGTATCCGCCTTACCGTGTCTAATATAGATAAGCAGGTATCTCATTATAAGATAGGTGTTATACAGAATACGGTTGGGTTTAATGGTGAGCAAAGCCCGGTTCTTGAGTATTTCATAGAAGGTATACATCCGATAACGGAAAGGACTATCTATTATCTTACGGATCAATATAGCGAGCGTACGACCATGGAGAAGTTATCCAAGGAAATACCGGTATATAAGACAGCCAGAGGCATGACGTCTGTCGGGAATCGTCTTCTTCAATACGGATTGACCGTGGAGAATGAATGGAATCTTCAACCGGTCGTTAACTTCTTGGGTCATTTCGTTAAATGGCAGACATCTATAGCCACGGAGAATTTGTATAAAGACGGTGTGGCTTGCTCTAAATACGCCTCTTTCATGCGTGACGAGGTATATCCGTTGGGTATAAGGTTCTTTACCAATACAGGATACAGGACAGCTAGATTCCCGCTCATCCCTCGTCCGGCCACAAGGGAGGAGATGGAGGTTATCGTTGATGAGGATGGTAACTCTGACGACCTGTCGGCTGCGTCGGTGCTGGAGAACAACCCGCAGTGCGCGGGGAACAGCCGCCGTCATCTTTGGCAGTTTAAGAATACGGCAAAGATCATAAACGACCCATCTTGGGGATTTGATGATTTTGGAGGAGAATGTAAGAATCAGTTAGATGTCAAGCAGCTCAGATATGTAGAGCAGGAATATGCCACGGTAGGAGAGACCCAATTCGTTATCAATACGATGGGGGAAGATGTTACGGTAGATGATGCTATTGATTATATCGCTGATAATATAGAGAACCTGTGTGATATCATAGAATCTAATGTAGGTATTACTGACGAGTTATGCGCTGCTATATCATTGCCGGAGGATCAAGACGGTATAAAGGCTCCCGATTTCCCTAGTGGATGTGATGATATCGAGAGGATAGAGACCAGGACTATATTGGATAAAAACTCTTTGGTGGATTCTATGATTGATTTTACGTATAAGCTGGCTAGTGATTACGTGGAGACCGAACCTACGACATTAATACAAAGTAACGCCGAGTCACAAAGGAAATTCTCTGTATTGTGTGATTTCGATAATTACTCCAGTGGAGGTAAGAATATCATAGATCTGGTTCAGGAATGGCTGGATGGTCAGGATGAGGATAAATTCTCGTCTGATATAGACTCCTCCGCTTTGGTCTTGTGTCAGGATATGTCTAATGTCCGGCAGTTATATGATGAGGGTATATGTACTAATGGGTGCTCGGTAGGTGATCCTCATGTGAATCCTACTATTAACGATGTTCAACTTCCTACATTCCAAGGGGGTAGGTCATTGGGTAAGTGCACATATTTGTATCAATATCCCGGATGGGAAGGAAAGAAGCATACGGAGACGATGCTTGATCGGTTAATGGATACGATGGAGGCTTATTTCCCCCAATATGAGAGTCAGTTTGGTATCGAGAACGCCATGTGTCTTTTTGGCGATGGTGATAATTCTAAGTTTAATACCGGTATAACTACTGACTGGGAAGGTCGTGTGTCTGTGCAGAATGATATTGACGCCAAGACCAATTGGTTCGGTAGAAGTAACTTGACTTATTTCAAGTTCTATCCACATGTATCCTCATACGCCAGATGGGTGGAGTTGGATTACGAGAAATACATAAGTGGTTTATCCGATCCTGATAACGGTATTATGTATATAGAGATGATGGGTGATTATAATTATCCGATCGGCGACTCATCATCATACAATAAGGTTCGTATAACGTTTTTCTCGGACAAGGAAGGTACCGTGGCTCCTAATCCTTTGGCTAATGATGCCAAGAAAGGTGTTATAGTGAATTACGTGCATCATAAGATATTTATGATGCCAAAGTACTTGTTCTGGAATGATGACAAGACTACTTTCCATAAGATATATGTTTGCATCGAGCCTGCGGTATGCGTGTTCTTCACCGGTTTTGCCATGAGGAAGGACATGAAGGAGCTTGCCGGATTCTATACGGCCGGCACCGCCATCTTCCCCGCCCCGTTCTGTTTTGGCATTCGGCCGCTGGAGGTGAAATACGTGTTCTTCTTCACGAAAGAATTGAAATTAAGGAGATTTGTTACCTATGAGGCGAAATGTGTCTCATGTGGAGATAAACCCGCTGACTGCGCTCCCAGACCATATCAGTATGGTGATTTCGGATATTGGGAGTCTACTAATAAGTACCCGGCTAATTTTGAGTTGTATGATTCAAGTAAGATCGGGATATCATCGGGAGGATCAAAGAGGAAGGACATAATAGATTCTTTGACGAAATACTATGGGTCTCCTAAATCAGTTGGGGGTAAGTCTTATTTCACCGGTAATGGGGGTAACGCTGAGTACCCCAATACGTCAACCACGTTTTGTCAGAGACCTATACGTCATTACAAGTTCCCGGATAACTCTGTCGCTCCTTTTATGGGTAATCCGTCTCAGCTGACCGGTCAATATGGAGTTGACTCCTATATTTATCCTATGGGGGTGATGCTTGATGACGATATCGTTAATGAGTTTTTGGATATAGCGGTAGAGAACGGTCTTATAGATAAGGCTAGAAGGGATTCTATAATAGGATATGAGTTGTATAGGGGCGATAGGACGTTGGATAAGAGCGTTATCGGAACCGGTCTGGCTTATGATATGTTTAAGTACGATGATCCCGACGGATCGGCTAACCTTTATCCTAATTACCCTTACAACGATTTGTCTGATGATATGTATATCTATAAGGATATTAATCGTGAGAAATTTATAACGCATCCGTTTAACAGGAAGGGTAATATCTGGTATTCATTCTTAAGTCCTGATATTGCCTTTAACAAGCCTGACGCTCCCACCGAGTGCCTTGTTGATGGTTATCAATTAGGTAAATCCTCCGGTATATTCAGGGAGGTGGAGGATCACCCTAAATGGACGATATTAGGGAGTAAGGCTTACAGTATGGCAACGTCATTGGCTACGGTGGAGGCTATGGCTAATTTAATATCCGCTATAGCTGAGTATACATATCAGTCGGCTTCACAGCAATATGCCGGTGGAGGCTTGTTCTTTTTAGCCAACCCTGTCGGCATAGCGCTGACGGCTATCCGTCTGGCTACGGGTATCGCCAAGGCCACAGCCCAGTCCGTGGTGGATATAGGCAAGTACAGGTATCAGTGGTTAACGGCATTGATAGATATGGGACCTAGACGGAACTATGCTTATTATTATACTTCTGTCGCTCATTATAATTTATTTTACCAAAAAATAGGGGCGTCGGAGCTACGTGGATTGTCAACGGCTAAATATATCAAGAGCGGGTTATATCCGGTAACAGATATCTCTTCGCAAGGGGAGACCGTAGGCGGTAAGCCTATTATCATAAACAACCTCGATCGTGAGCATTCATTGTTCATGTCATTTGGTATGGATAAGTATATGCTTGAATATCCGGAGTTGGTTTCAGGTTACGATACCAGCCGTATTCAGGATGAGTGTAATATTCGTAACGATGAGGTGGCTGGTATGACGCCTCATTTTATGACACGTGAATCTTTCGTATCCTGCCCCTATATGAGGATAAAGAAATATTCTCCGGCTCAATACGGGCAGATAGAGGATATCAGGTGGGTATCGTTAGGTGGTTGCGGGTTGATGGATAAGGATAAGCGTAAACCTGTTTTTGGAGGTGATGTATTTATATCAAGATTCTCGCTTAAGAGGAAGATGCCTATGTTTTATTTGACTCAGTTTGGTCAGGGGGACATGATACCATTCCCTTATTACGATTATCGAAACATCGGGTATCCCCGTTATTTCGTCAATTACGATACTGGGGAGGATTATCTTAACAAGACCGATACGGATACCGGATCGCTATACTCTTTCCATAGCCGGAAGAGCGCTTATGAGATGGTTTGCAAGACCGGAGATATGTATCTTAGCGGTCGTTTCTTCCTATATTTCTATGGCATACCTCAGTTTCTTGTGGAGTCTGAGATCAATTGCAATTTCCGTATAGCCGGCCCTGAGCCTTACGAGGGGTTCTATCCGGAGGTGGGGGATTATATATCATGGACTCAGGAGCGTAATGTCCCTATATCAAGGGGTAATGTGTTTAAGATGAGTCCTGTGTATAAGAATCGATTTACGTTAGGTGGCAGGTCATTACCAGAGACGTATGATAGCAATTTTTGGGACTGCGCTTACCAAAGACCCAACGGCGTCATATGGAGCACCGCCGACGTGTCGGAGAACGGCATGACCGATCCTTGGCTGTCGTACAAGCCTATGGATTACCATGAGTTCAAGACCTCGTTCGGAAAGCTTATAAGCATGAAGGGAATAGAGTCGGATCAAATACTAGCTCGCTTCGAGAATCAGGTAGGACTATATAACGCTATAGACGTGCTGGCAGAAAGAATATCCCCGGAGAATAGCGAGCTAGGGACAGGTGGGCTTTTCGCCTCTCGTGGCATTGAGTATAATAATACGACGTTAGGATATTCCGGGACCCAGAGTCGGGATATGATCAGTTGCGAGTTTGGGCATTTTTGGGTCGATTTAAGGCGTGGTCAGGTGTTTAAGGTAGATTCTAATGGTAGGAATCTTACGGAGGTCACACCGGGGCTTAGAAACTGGTTTAAGGAGCATCTTCAGATGAAGATCATCCGTAGCCGGATATATAACGCTGATACGGACGCTGAGTTGTCTTATTATGATATTGATAACAAGTTTTTTGGTATAGGGTTGTCCATGGGTTGGGATAATAGGTTTAAGAGGGTTCTGATAACCAAGAAAGATTATATACCGGTAGGGAATCCGAGCGAGTACCAATTCCGTGGCGGCCGGTTCTACAGGAACGGGCAGGCGGTGGAGCTACAGGACGCCAGCCATTTCACGGACGTCTCGTTCACCGTTGGATATAACTGCCTGAAGGGTGAGTGGAAATCATATTTATCCTACACCCCTGATTATTATATCGAGCACCAGCATTATTTCCAGTCCGGAAAGAACTACTCAAGTGAAAGTCAGGAGATAGGTTTATGGTCTCATGGTTTGACCAACCAATCGTATCAAGTATTTTATGGTAAGCTATATCCGTTTGTTATAGAGGTTCCGGTACGTGAGCAGTACGTGAATAAGATCCTCACCAACTACCAATATCGGATAGATGCCAGAAGATATCAGGATGAGGTTAATTACCAAATTCTTAGGACTACTGGATTTAATAAGGCATGGTTTTATAATGATACCAACAACAGCGGTGAGCTTCGGATGGTTATCGCCGACAAGAACGATATGAGCCAGCGGTTAAGGTATCCTATAACCAATGATGATAGCCGTGAGATACTGGTGACGGAGGTTGATCAGAAGATAAATATAAATGACTATTTTAACGAGGTCAAAGACGATACGAACAATCTTCCGATATGGGTTAAGGATGTGAATGACATTGACCGTAAGATCGACCCCAGGGCTGTCGATTATCATCGGAGGTGGCGGGATCGTCTTCGTGGCGATTGGTTCTTGGCTAGGTTCGTGAATGACATTGAGAGCCGGTTCAAGATGATAGTACGTTGGTTTAGCAACGATGAGAAAGTTTATTGAGGTGATTATATACCTTTAAATATTTGATGTTATGGCAGCAGGGAAAACTAGCAGTAAAAAGAAGGGCAAATGCCCGAAATCAGGATGTATCAAGAAAGTAGGGAGTGATTGGCGAGTGGTCAGTAACAAGACCGGTAAATTATGGCCGGCTAAGTACAAGTCTAAGGAGAAAGCTAAAGGAGCCTTGGCTGCTTATCACATGCATTAGCGTATAAACGGGTACATGATTTATTATGTGCCCGTTTCGTGTTTTTAGGCTTATGAGATTATAGTTATCTTTGTGAAAAATGTAGTATATGTCTAAGAAGAATAAACCGGAGGAAATCCCATCGTGGATAAAGGATTTATATAAGGAGGATCTTGATCGTGTCGTAAGAGGCGAGCGTCCTATGTATTTCAGGGGTATGGATGATAGTCCTTTGAGAAACGTGTCCCCGGAGTTTGATATCCTTAGCGGAGGAGCCGCAGTTAAAGGCATGAATGGGATAAGAGGTGCGTTGTCCCCGTTGAATAATGGCATGGGTAATTATAATTTCAGTATCAGGGGTATAAATAAGAAGATAGGTGAGTTGGTTGATGAGGCGGGGCTATATTTACCTGAGAAATTAAGACCTGTATATCGGACTGTGGTGGATGCTATGTCGAGTTCCAAGGATAAGGGGTTGGGTCATATCACGCAGCCGTTGGCCAACGCCCTGTACCCAGCGGACGAGCGACGGGACCGGCGTCTGGACGGGGAGCACCCCGTTGGTTATGTGGATGCCATAGACGGTATATGGCCTAGGGGGAAATATGGGCTATGGGGAGAGAAGATGGATAAGAAACAAGGGGGTGGATATGTGGCTTCAAGGGATAACACCTCCGTTGGATCTAGTGGCATAAATCTTAATACTGAATATGGCAAGAAGATAAACGATGGAGTTGACATTACCGAGATTATAGCTGGAGGTATCCCTATTATTGGGGATGTTATGGATGTGAGAGATTTTGTGGAGTCATCGAAGGCTGGGGATGGTTTAGGAATGACATTATCAGCTTTAGGGCTATTCCCGGTATTAGGTGAATTTTTTTCTTTCGCTAATAAAGTAAAGAAGATTCCTCTGCCAGAAGATAAACGTAAATTGTATGATTTTCTTGTAGATAATGATCTTGTAGATAAATATGTTCATGATGAACCTTTGGTTAGGGATTTTTTTAACAAGGATGTCCATGAGAGAATTTCAAGGAATTATAATGATCTTCCTGATTCTTATAAGGCGGCTGTGGATTTGATGATTGATAATGGTGTTGATCTCCAAAATATAAATGATGTGTCTAACAAGCATATTAAGGATAAGATAGATTCTATGCTTGATGATAATGGGAAACGGTTGGAAGAAGCTTACAATCTAAGGGTATCAGCGGATTCTGATTTTGATGATTTTAGATATGAGGTATCCTCCGCTTTGGATAATAGTAATGCTAAAGGGTTTTATACTAGTAAATACAATAAGGTTGTTACTAGGAGTGATGAGAGTTTATCTAACCTATCTCATGAGTTTAGACATAAATATGATTCAAGTAATAATTATAATAAGATTTATTTATCCGAAAATGATAAGTCATTATTAAAAGACGCTTATAGGGCTAAACCAAACTCATCAAGTGATGAGATATCAGAGAAAATAGCTTTTAATACTCAAGCTAGATTTCGCTTGTGGAATAAATTTTATAATACATATGGAAGGACTCCATCTGTTGATGACCTTGATAAGTATATCGATAGCATGGATGAGATTGATGTGTATAACCTTGTGAGTGGTATAGGTAGCAATTATGCTGGTGATTATTCTAATAACATGCTTGGAGCTACTGGAGAGGTATTGAAAGAATCATCGGATAAAATAAAAAAAGCCATTAAAAACGTTCCTGCTATTTTGCCGGCGGCTATAGTTGGTAAGATGTTGATGGATGATGATAAGGAGAAGAAAGATAAGGGCGGGTCTGTAAGCATAGGTAGGGCTTATGGAGATGGTAAATATGTAATTGATCCTGATAGATCAGAGGATAATAAGATGGCTGTGTATGATGAGATATGGGATTATCTGACCGATAAGAAGGGGATACCACAAACTCAAGCTATCGGCATCCTATCGAACATCGCCGCCGAGTCCGGAGGGGACACCGATGCCCTAGGAGCCGCCGGTGATTTTGGCATCCAACAATGGCTTGGACCGAGGAAGAAGGAGCTACAGCGCAGGTATGGGAAGAAACCGACATTGATACAGCAGTTGGATTATCTCGTGGATGAGTATCAAGGCAAGGTCCCGGGGTTAGGTTGGAATTACATCAATCAAGGAAAGTTTTTCGACAAGGACGCTCAAGGTAATGTATATAATTACTATATGTATTCTAAATCCGATTTCGATAACGCCGTCAACTACAAGGACGCTACCGTGGCATGGAATCAAGGATACGGTAGGCCTCTTGGATCGACCTTGAGAAATGAGAAGAGATTTGAGTTCGCTGATATGTTCGCTAATAGGTATGGTGTTCCGGAGAACGAGCCAATGAGATACGAGTTCGGACAGCGGGATTCGGGCACGGGGGACGGAGGTCAGCAGCCCGTACCTGAGACGGTAGCCCCTGCCGATCCTTCTTTGGCTTCTCGCCCATCTATGGATATTTGGTGGGAGAAGGAAGGCCAAGACCTGTTATATAAGATGCTAGCTCAATCTGGCGCTAACGAGAAAGCTATAGAGGACATCGCCAATAATATTAAGGATGATCCTCAATCGGAGGCGCAGATAGCGGAGGCCGAGCGTATGCGTAGGGAACAGGCAAAAAGGCGGTTGGTTCTTAATATGATACCGGGGTTAAGCCTTAACATAAAAGGTGTGAGTAGAAATAATAGCTAGTATTTTAATGATAAATAATTTGTTATGAATAAGTTGTTGTTTTTATTTGATATGTTATTTAAGGGGGCTTGTTTTACCCCCCCCCCACCCCTAGTAGTTTAGGATGGGAGAATAGATGGGTAGATGCTATGGCTGATGATAGGAGGATGGTTATAGCATTGTTAGTAAAATATCTAAGGGGAGGTATGTTATGAGAAGACGTGTAATGACAGGCCCCAAAAGCTTGGATGTATTGTATACATACACTTATAATAGTAATAATTACCATACATTTGTGGCTCCAAGGTCGGCGTATTATTATGTTGAGTGCTGGGGTGGTCAAGGTAATTATGGTTACAATGGTAGCGAAGATAGGTTTACCAGATCTAATGACCCTGGGTATGGTGGATATGTGGCTGGATTTATCAAGTTAGTTGGTGGTGATATCATTTATGTGTATTGTGGAAATGGTGGACTTAAGCAGACGAGTAATGTTGTAAAATATAATTATAATGGAGGAGGTTCAGGGCATTCAATGACTAATGAGAGCACTGGAAGGTATATCTATGAGGGAGCCGGGGGCGGAGCTACAGATTTGAGGTTGTCCAACAATAGCGATCCTCTAAACGTAGATTCTTTAAAGACCCGTATTATGGTAGCCGGGGGAGGCGGTGGAGGATGTGAGTATTATTTTATTGGGCATGGAGGATCAGCGGGAGGGTTGAAGGCGTATCTGGGGGGCTATGCCAAGGGAACTCCTGCATCCCAAGTAGCGGGAGGATCTAACTCCGACAATAATTTAACTAACGGAAATAGAGGTCTATTAGGAGTGGGAGGAAGATGTGGCTTTGATAGCGTTTCGTATTCCTCTGGTGGAGGAGGAGGCTTTTATGGAGGACCAAGCGGCGGGATATCGGTGGACGCTATTCAAGCTGGTGGTGGAGGGTCCTCGTATATATCCGGTCATCCGGGATGCGTGAAATATGATAAATATGTATTTACTAACACTAAGATGATAGATGGGAAAGGGTTCGTATGGACAGATGTGAAAGGGGGATTAGAAAAAATGCCTAATCCTTTGGGTGGATTATATGATTTAGGAAGGGGACATATAGGCTCTGGATATTGTCGTATATCTATATTCCAATAAATATTTATATATCTAATCAGTTTAGTGTTATATTTGCGAAGTAATTAAACGTTTTAGATATGAAAAGATTGTTATTTTTATTTGCTATGTTATTGACGCCGTTCGCTTTGATGGCGCAAGAGGTAATCCCATCAGAAGGGACTATCACCATTGATCTAACTACCTTTACCGGCATCATGGCTTTTGTCACGATGTCAGCTACCCAACTAGCCAAGGTAGTGCCGTATATTGACACCCATAAGTGGGCTAAAGTCTTATCCGCCGTAGTCATAGGTATGCTGGTTTGTATATTAGCGTGGCTACTAAAGGTGTCTCCATTGCTTATAGGGAGTGAATGGTGGGAGGCTCTATTATATGGAGTGGCTGTAGGTCTCAGTTCTGCCGGTTTCTATGATTTGGTTAAGGCTATAGGATTATTATTCATAAAAAGAATTTAATTCTGTACATAATAATAGCATTTGCTGAGAGACTCATCGTTGTGAAATGATGAGTCTCTGTTTTTTTAAATTATCTTTGTGTCAGAACGAAATTAATTAGACATGAGCAAATACGTAATCAATAGGAAGATACCTAAATATCAAGAGGCCGGGGAAGTCGGGTCGTATATGCTTGGTAATATGGACGGTATACAAGGGTTAGGTATAGAACCTTTGGTGAATACCAACCAAGGATTACCCGCGCCGGTCAATCCGCTAGGGATATATTCTTTGGATACTCCAGATCAGTTGAGGACTAAATACGCTAATGCTTTTGATCAGGATAATGTGTTTCCGGCTAGCTTCAAGGGTAGTTTACAGCGTATAGCTGAGAATTATCAGGACAATGGTATTACGCTTAATAACATAACTGTTAACGATGTTGATAAGTCTAAGACCGGTTCAGGCGAGACGGATGTTTTTGATTTTACCACCATCCCCTACTATGGCGCTGATGGTATAGGGTCTAGATTCACTCAGATGGGTCGTGGTATAGGACGTATGAGAAGCGAGGGATATGGAGATTTATCCACCGGGGCTAAAACAGCTAATACGATAACCACCATAGCCTCAGGAATTAGTGGTATCATGGGGTTGGCTCGTAACGTGGTTTCTGGGATAGCGTCAGAGAAAGGTACTCGTACTAATATCAGGTTGGCTCAGGAACGTGAGGCTAGGCAAAGAAGGCAATCTCAGATGCAGTACAAGGATGGTGGGGGTGTTTATCTAGGGCCTAATAATAGGTTCGATAGCGGAAGCCTTACCGGTGAGTACCTGTATCCGTTACCTAAGTCGATGGAAGATCAAGCCAACGTAGAGGTCGAGAAGGGTGAGTACGTGACGCAGCCCGGAGAGGCGCCGATGGAGGCTATGGGGCAGAAGCACGCCGATGGTGGAACCCCCGTTTCCTTGGAGCAGGGAACGAAGGTTATTACCGACGACACAACCATAGAGCCGGATTTCGCTAAATACATCAGAGATACGTATGGGATCAAAGCCACGCCTAAGGATACGTATGCTACGTTAATGGACAGGTATAAGGCTAAGATCGGTCTTAAATCGGCTTACGATGATCAGAAGAAGGCATTGGAGAAGCTGAAGAAAAACGATAAGATAGATGACGAGAATACAAGGCGTTTAAACGCCTCCGTATTATCTAAGGCTATAAATGATAGCAACGATACCGTTAATGGATTAGAGGGAAGATTTACGGACTTCGCTAATGTCATATACAAGGAGCAGGAAGACCGGAAGATGAAGAAGGATGAGGATACGTATTTCGCTAAGGGTGGTGAGATAGATAACATCATATCCAGATCTATGAAAGAATACGGTCTTACGGAGGAGGATATAGCTGAGGCTAAGAAAGAGCTGCTTAAGAAAGTGGCTGGTATTCGTCAGAAGATGGAGAAAGGTGGTAGTTCTTTATTCGATTACCTACTTACTTTCCGTCCCGTAGAGAACAAGTACAATAATAAGGATAACACGTTTGGGTATCAGCGTCAGGGTCAGGATGGCTCTTATGGAGGCATTAATACGGATGAGAGGTTGAATTATTATAAGACATTCAATCCGGTCGCTTACGATGCTTATATGAGAGCTTCAGAGGGCACTAGGGCTAGGGCATTGCAAGACGTCATATACGGACAGAATAAAGGATGGATGGGCTTGGCCACGGCGGAGAACCCGATTATCGCCAACGCCGAGGCGCTTCGGGATTACACGACGCTCGTTTCCTTTGGCGGTGAGGATAGTCAAGGCAATTACCCGGAAGATAAGAAAGCCGCATATCATGATAGGATGAGAGACAACAAGTTTGGTCAATACTCCTCATCTCGCCCTATGATCGGTCTAGATGTTGTTACAGAGGAACAGCATAAGGCTCTTAATGATGCTGGTATCACTCATTTTAGCCAACTATTCTCTGACAAGAACAAGGATGTCGTTAATAAGATACTTGGCGAGGATATGCTTAAGATGCAGGCATTGAGATCCATGAAAGGAATGGAAGGTCTTGATTTTATACTTGATCCTCATAAGGTGGCTCCCGGTCCTATGGATATAGGTGATGTGGAGGAACCTGATGTTAAACTGGATATGCCTGAGCTGATTGATCCCAATACACTCCCTAAGACCAATACAAATGCCGGTAAGTCGAACAGCGGCAATGGAGGCAGGAATATAGTGGGTGGCGGTCTTGACTTCCCCGAGGTATTTAGGATGACCCCGGGAGCCGTGACAACGGAAGGTCTGGAAAGGCATTACGCTCCTACCGTGGATCCGGTGTTGAGATCGGCTGATCAGTATATGGTTGAGACCAATCGTGCTTTCCAATCACAATTGGATCAGATGGGTAATGTCCCGGATTCCCAGAGAGGGGCTTTATCATCCAACTTACAGGCTATCATGAGTTCCAATATAGGTAGATACATTAATGAGGTAGAACAAGGGAACGTGGCTCAAAGGGCTTGGGCTGATAATGTAAACGCCCGTACTTGGGCTGATACGTATGATAAGAATATAGCCCAACGTCAAGCTTACCAGCAACGTATATTGCAGGGATTGGCTATAAATGACGAGAACTGGGCTAGGTATTTCGATAGCGTAAATGACGAGATCCAGCAGAAGTGGAATACGGCTACGACCATGAATACATTAAGGTCTATATTTGGGGATGTAAAGATTGGTCCCAATGGACAATTAATCGCTGATCCTCAAGGAGATATATTGAGTTATAGGAGATTATATCCTGCTCAGGAAGTAACTAAAGGCAAGAAAGGATAAAGGATGGCTTCACAATATAGTATATTAAGGAATTACGGCAAGTATGTATCGCCCTACAACATGGATGTCATGATGCAGGGGATGGGGTACATGCAGCAGAAGATAGATACCAATCGGCAGGCTATAAACGAGTATGCTGATTATATTATCAATTCTGACATTATAAAACCTCAGGATAGGGAATATCTTCAGAATAGGTTAAATGGGCTGATACAGGACGTGAATAACGTGTATCGTAAATCTAATTTGGCTTCCGACGGTATAGCCAGAAGCATACAGGCTCGTCTTGGAGAAGCTCTGGATACCCGTGTGTTGAATGCTATTGCCGGTACTAGGGAGATCCGGGCTTTTAGCGAGAAGATGGAGGATATGAAGCTGAACAATCCCAAGATGTATAGTCCTATAAACGAGGCTGAGGCTTTTGCGGATGCCGTGGCTTGGATGAATGACGGTCAGGTAGGGACACGTCTTAATCCTATACATTATACCCCTTATACGGATTACCACGCTGAGATTGATGAGAAGATGAAGAATTTCATCTCCCTTAACAAGGGGAAGAAAGTCAATGTACCGGTGACTGATGCCAATGGCAACAGGACGGGCGAGATGCGTGAGATGTATATAGATGAGATGAGTTACGCTCAGGTCAGGGATATAGCCATGGCTTCTATATCTGAGAACGGTAAGGCTCAGATGCAATTAGAGGGAAGATATATGGCTAGAACGAATCCTGACTTATTTAATGTTCAAAGCACCTCAGATTTCCTTAAAGGGTATATTGATGATTTCAGTGTCAAGGAAGAATCCATACGAGCCAAGCTAAAGGGCGTTGGCAATGACAAGGCCAAGAGGGCTAAGTTGGAGTCGGAGCTGGCGGATATTATCAAGCAGAGAAATGATTTCGTGGAGGAGGCCGAGGGCGTTATCGGTAGCAACTACAGCCCGGAGCGAGCCGGCATGTTCATGGTACGACAGCAGTTCCTTCGTGGCGTCGGGCTGAGATGGTCTTATAATAACTCATACGAGACGTTGGGTGTTGATGATTATTATTTCAAGGCTAATCAACAGATGATTGAGAAAGCTAAGTTTAATGAGACAAAAAGGCATAATCTAGCCATGGAGAAAGCAGCGTTGATGAGAGCCAGCAAATCGGGTAAGTCGGAGAATGGAGGTGGCGGAGGTGATGACACGACCGGGCCTACCGTGGTTACCAAGAGCGCAAACCTTGACGATGTGAGCATAAGCGATGAGTTCATGAACGGGTTTATAGCCAATGAGAGGGCGGTGACTACCGGCATGGGTAATTTCGTTAAGTCATTATCAGATGACGCTAGAAGGAAGATCGACGCATGGGCATCTGATCATGAGAATAGTAACGTGGTCAAGGATATGGATAACGATCAGGTTATCATGGCTTATTTCAAGGCCAATGGAGGGTCAAGGAATGAGTTACTTGATTACAATGGTCAGGATAGTTATTTGAAGCTTCTTGGATTAAATACCCAAAGAGGGAAGTATAATAAGATCAATGATGGATTCAATAAGGCGAGCAATGCTGTTTTGGATGGTATTGATACTATAATTCAGAGAGAAGCTAGATCGGACAGTGGGTCAGGTATAGATATTAGTTATGGATTCGGCACATTCAATCTTGGAGATATTAATAACAATGGCGATAAGGTTTTTGATATAAATGGTATAAACGATATAACATTAAATGATTGGAGTAAGTTGTCCGCTTACAGCTCTTTGTTAAATGATAATATAAATACTATTAATTACGGTGTTGAAGGAGAAATGCCTCATGTATCAATGGATTCGGGTCAATCAGGTGTCTTATTGGATCGTGTGAATGATTTAATGGGAACGTCTTTTTCGCTTGATGATATTGAATCTATAATGTCTCTTGCCGTATCTGGGGCTAGTAAGAATAAGCACATTGAGGAAATAAGAGATAGGTTTTCCGGGGATAACAGGGCGATCGCTGTCGCTACCGCTATATATGATGAGGCTCATAAAGAGAGGAATGATTTATTAAGACATAAATGGAGTCGTGGGGATTTAGGTAGGATCGCTGATGACGCTAAACGTGCTGGCGAGGATTACCTGAGACAATATCGTCATGAGTATGCCGAGCGTGAGTATATCTTCTCCGGTGATTATCCGTCTAAAAGTCAAGAAGAGAAAGATTATATAAAGGTTAGTGACCTATTTACCCGTGGTGGCGGTTTTATTCCTAAGGATAAGGATAATGCCAATACGAAGATAACGTTTACCATATCCCCTATAGGTGATGGTAATTATCAGATCATTGGCAATAATGGAGGTGATGGTCGATCTGTTGTTGAGGTAAGCGAGGCTGATCTGGCTGCGAATGGACTTACTTTCTACAAAGAGGATGTAAGCATCCCGTCCGAGACCTATGATTCCGGTGTCGTACCCATATCTTTCGCCAGCTCAAGCAACAACGCTTATGGGAAGATGGCTAAGTCATTGTTGGTAGCTCCATTCGCTTACGCTAGCGGGGCCAAGGACACGGTAATGCCTTATATAGATATGTTTACGAATATAAATGACGGTAATATCAGGAAGAATCAGATGATGATCGCTACTGACGTGTTGTTCGATAACGCTTCTATGTACGAGTTAAGGGCTTCCGGATATAAGTATAATAATGGTTCTTCTGGGATAAATGTTGATATATATAGCAAAGGAGGGGCTAGAGAGGGTAATACCCCGTTGTATTCAATTGATCTGGATGGCGTTAACTATGCTGATGAGGTAGCAAGGAAGATCGACTTCTGCCCGCAGTATTATTTGGTCATGGCATGGCAACAGATACTTAGCAAGGAGAATGAGGTGTATTGGAGGAGCGAGGGAAGATCTACTACTGATGATTTCGAGAGCTTCATCTCGCCCATAGCTGATATGATTGATCAGGAGATAAGAAACAGGAATAACGGAAATAGTGGAAATAATGGAAACAATGGAAATCTATAATAATACCTCTAACGGAAAGGATCTTGCCGAGAAGTACAGATATCCTACCATAAACGTAGATAATATAAAGGCTATTGGTACGGATCCCTATGATATACCGGATCGTGACCTGCCTCCGGTATTGGATCCGTATTCCGCTTCCGAGAGATCAAAGTCCCAGATACCGTCATTGTCGGAGAGGATCAAGAATACTGTTAAGACAAATTATTATGATGATATGAAACATATGTCCCCATTAGGATATATGGCTTCTGATCAAAGCTATAAGGGCAGGTTTAATCTTACTGGTCCGGAGATATCGTTGGAGGATTCAAGGTATCGACTTAGTAGCGGTACTTGGATACCTAAATACGAGTCTTATATCCCCGGTGTAGATAACGACACACGTTTATCTAGGAGTCAAGGTAGGACTGAGAAATGGATGAGAGGTTTGGGGAAATTTGTAGGTAAGGCCGCTTTGTATGGATTAGGTGGTGTTATTCAGCCTTTTTATGGTATTTACGCCGGTGTATCCAGAGGTAATTTTAACGCTGTTTTTGATAACGATTTCACGAGATGGTTGGATGATCAGGACAAGAAGATGGATTACGGTCTTGCTCATTATTACAATCGTGAGGAGCGGGATATGAATTTCCTTCAAAGCATGACTACGGCTAATTTCTGGTCTAACGATTTTTTATCCGGTCTTGCTTTTACCGCTGGAGCCATGTTATCGTCAGCCGTATATTCCGGCGCTGGATTGATGAACTTAGCTCGTACGGGAGCTAGGGCGGGCGTGGCTTTGGCTAGGATAGGCAAAGCGGCTTCGGATACCAAGAAAGCGTTCGGCGTCTACCTTAGGGCCGCCCGTACGGGACGGAGGATAGGCAAGGGACTGGACACCCTCGCTTTCCTTGGCACATCTACCTCGTGGGAGGCGTCTGTCGAGGCCAGAAGCATGCTGATGGAGGCTGAGGAGAATTTCAGGCAGTCTTACCGTAACGCTTATGGAAGGGAAGTCCCATATGAGGAGCTTATGAAGTTCAGAGCTGACAATGCCAATGCCGCTAATGCCGTATTTGCCGCCAACGTCGGCATATTGTCATTATCCAATATAGCTATGTTCGGCGATATGTTCGGCATGGATCTTGGTGTGGATAAGTTCATAAAACGCAATATATTTGGCGTAGGTGCCGAGAGGATGGATAATGGTACGTTAAGAGCCATAACACCAAAGAAATGGCAGAAGGTAGCCGGAAATACGTTCAATATCATCAAGCGCCCAGTGTCAGAGGGTCTGTATGAGGAAGGTCTTCAGGGAGTGGCTAGTAAGTCCGCCAAGGATTGGGTAGAATCAAGATACAATCCTATGGCTATCCGGCAGAATATAGGCTATATGGAGGCTATAAAGAATGGGTTCAAGGAGACGTACGGGTCTAGCCAAGGATGGAAGGAGATCGGTATCGGTATGATTATCGGATCGATTATGGGTGGAAAGACTATTGGGGGTATAAAGGAATGGAGCCAAGACATGTCCCGGAACAAGGGGATGGTGGAGGCCTACAACGCCAATGCCGGCGCCTTGACCACCGCCGCTGTCCGTGCTATTCGTGGCAGTATGGCTCTTAACGCTCAATTATCCGGCATAGACACATCGTACGAGAGTGATGGTAGGATCATAAATAAGGATTTCAGTGACGCCGTATTCAATCGTCTTCGTTATGATTCGGAGATGGGGATGCTGGATGATACGAAGGAGAATTTCAGGACGGTAGTCGAATCTATACCTAATAGCGATATAGCGTCCGATATGAATATGACGGATGAGCAGGTCAATGAGTATAAAGCCGATCTTGTCAACGAGTTTAATAAGAAGGTGGATAATTTCATTATGGCCAACAGATTCGCCGACTCCCTTACCGATGGTATATCCAATAGGTCGTTTAACGCCTATATCTCCAATATGGCTTATAATGGCCTTGAGGCGAAGGATAATTTGAACGATATTGCCAATCAGTTAAGAAGGATATACAATACGGATATAGGCCCCGCTCTTGATATATATTCTCGTCTTAATCCTGATTCGAGCAGGGATCTTGAAGAACTCAGGAAGCTTACGGATGATATACAGAGGATGGAGAAGAATATCTTGAGGCTTCAACAAAGTGTCGCGTCGAAGGACGCTCTTGAATCTGATAAGGCTAAGTTGGTCAAGGAGAATGATAGGCTTCTTAAATTAACAGAGGATAGGATCGCATTGGAGAGGAAATTAACTACGTTAATTAACTCAGAGGCTGATATATCTAAGTTGTTCTTAAATAGAAATGATTCAAGGATCAGTGCCGCTGATCTTATGGCGGCTTATGATACTATAGCTGATTTTGAGAACGTCGTATCTATCCGTGGGGTTGATAATTATAAGGAGGCTATGGCATTGCTTAGTGAGTATCGTCATAATCTTGTGGCTTATAAGAATATAAACGAGTCTCTTCGTCGTATGCGTGACAGAAGATTCATCCGGGCGCAGGAGCGCGGGTTCATGAAGATATTATCGAACGTATGGGGTAAGACTTATGAGGAGGATGATAGCAAGTATGATTTCAGGAATACTGATAATCCTGATGCCAATGATCTTTACGCCAACGACCAAGCTATAGACAAGGCTTACCAAGATGGTCTTATAGGGGAGGATGAGGCATTTATGTTCAAGACATATAATCATATGATAGCCAGATCTATGGAGAACGAGATTAAGACCGATGAAGGTAATATAGTCGAGAGGGTTCCTGATGATGAGGATATCATAAATCCTTCTGACGATAGAATCAATAATATAGCTATAAAGATATGGAACGGTAATGAGGATGTCTTATCTCCTAGGGAGAGACAGATATATGATAATAACAAGCCTCGTGTCGATAGTCTAGTTAACGGGTTTGGGGATAATCCTATTTCAAGGATCAATAAGGCTAGATCGATAATAGATAGATTGAAGATCCATGATAATATTTATGATAATATCAAGGACGCTGTTGATGATATTGTAGATATGAATATCAATGGTCTTGATCAGGATCAGATCAAAGAAGCTATAAAGACTTATAATGATCTTATGAATGAGGCTGACAATGGCAATGAGATTGATCAGGATAAGCTTAATGAGGCTATTGATATTATCAATAACTATTCTGATGATCCTCTTCTTCAATTCGTGGAATGGATGAGGTTGTATGATAATGGAAGTATAGCTGTCAAGGATTACGATAAATCCATACCTATGGGTGATGTCCTCACAGAGAGCGAACCCGGGACATCCACCGGCAGGACGGAAGTTAACGCCGCCCAGAACCCGGTGGTGTTGATGGCCCAGAAGAGAGAGATCGGTGGGGTCATGTATTATGAGGTTGGCGGAATGAGACTTGACAGGTTTATGGACGGTCTTGGGCTTAAAAGATCTGATGCCACTGATACTGATAATGGAAGGGTGATGGATTTCACCAATGGAACCGACATATTTACTGTTATAGAGTCAGATAACCACTCAAGATGGATGATTAGCGAGGATGACGCTCAGGCTTTCGAGAACGCTACTGGTGTCATATTGGGGCGGCAGACCGCCTTATCGACCTCCAACTGGTTCATGGTGTATCGCAAGGGGCAGGATGGATCTATTGTCCCTTATTATACGGGTGATACGTTTGGATCTAACAACGAGTCGGTGAATCAGGAAGCAGCGGCTAGCCTCCGCAAGGGTGATATGGTAAGGTTTAAGATGGATATGTCAGATCCATATACCAAGGAATTGTATGATAAATACAATAGTCTTAACGCCGTTGACCCTAATTCTGATGAGACTAAGTCGGCTTACCGAGAGCTGGTTGATAATATGGTTATTAAGATCGTGGATAGCGATGGCAATTTCGTCTCGGTGCTAAAAGCCAATGATCCAGACTCAAAAGGGAGTAACGCTGATTTAAGGAGTATGGCCTTTGAGTTATATAGGGATAATATAGGATCTGTTACTGGCGAGATTGATATACCGTTCGTAGGTATAGTTACCAGTGTTTTGCCGGGAAGACCTAATTTTAGCGTAAGTGATGATAATGGTACGTTGATGGTATCCGAGAATGACTTTACCAACGAGACGGTTGGTAAGGTCGAGAGCGTAGGATATATAGAGAATGGGGGGGTTACGATGAGGGATAATATTAAGTATAATATATTCCCGTTCTGTACGGCTATCGTCAGGGATAAGTATGGTGATTATAAAAATTCACGTATTCCGGTCGTAGCTATAAAGACAGGAAATGGAAGAAATTACCTGTACCCCGTAAGATTGAAAAATCAGGATATATCGTCATTTTCATCCATGATCGAATCGATGGCTGATAGGATTACGGAGGGTTTAGGCGGAGGCGTAAGTATTGATGATATAATGGATCTTAATAACGCTATAGCCAGATCTGGGTTGGATAATAAGACATATATGATTCCGCTGGCGGGAGATGTGGATGTTATCAAGGGCCGGCTTGAAGCTATCAAGGAAGCGGCTAGCAGGATGCCTATGACCGCTGACGTAAGAGGATGGATAGGTGATTCCAGAACTAAGGAGGATATTTTGATGAATGATGTTACGATCAACATTGATCTTAACAACGATCCTTTCATAGCTCCTAAGTTTAGGATGAGTATCAAGGGGAACAAGGTATCCAAGGAAGAGACGGAAGTCTCGTTCCCCAACCTGCCGGATCTGCCATCGGAGTTCGCCTCGCCTGCGAAGGCTGCCGAGGATAGGTCTTTGGTTTCCGACGGTAATGTAGTATCCGGAGAAAATGAGGCGGAAAATCCTTGCTAGGTAAATTTATTCGTCTTATCTTTGCGGCGTCAGTCCATCACCTGACGAGTAAGATATTTAAAAGTTGGTCCCTGTCGGGTGTGTGATGGCCCCGGTGGGGACTCTTTATATTATGCAACTAGATTCTTTTTTACACCGGAAGATCATGCAAGACCTACGTATCCAGCGAGTAAAGGTCTTGATGATGTTATACACCAGTAACTATTTTGTCAAGGTCAGACAAAAGCAGTTACTTGATCATACATACGCATTAAGCAGGGATCAGGCTTTTGATTATATGACTGAGTTCAATAAAAGACTTAGTGATAAGGTGGGTATAAAATGCACGATGGATATCCTTTTACCTACCGATGATGATAACGCTAATATCATAATTGAGCACAATGGTATTATCAAGAAGTTAATGAAGGAAGCCGAGAAGCTGGAACTTGATACTGATGCTATCAAAGCCATGATGCGTGATCTTCTTAACGAGTTGAAGGATGATATTGATCTTAATATCCTGATATTCGACGTAAGCCATTTGCTTATAAAATACAATTTATTTAGGTTGGAGGCTATAACCGAGCAGGAGTTCAAGAACTCTTTTGTCTGGATGGATAGTAGGAATATGGAGATAAAGAAACTAACTTTATCTGATATCAAGAAGGTGGTGGAGATGATAGAGGATAGGTATAGCTACGCTTTATATATGACAGAGGAATATGGCTGATTACATTTTTTGTAAAAATATCTCTTGTTTGTTTGTAGTTTCAAAATAAGGTCTTATATTTGCGGTGTCTATCCGTTGCTAGACCAGAAGAAGATATTAATATCGCTTAGGCGTAGGCGATAAATGAGAGCTATCAGTGGAGTAACGGACGCTGGTGGCTCTCGTTGTTTTATATTATGAACAAAGATCATATTTTGGGGTTGTATAATGATTTAAGTCATTTTTTGCCAAACAGGGAAATTGAAACAAGCTGATTATTCAGGTTATTCTAGAGAGTTAGAGATTATTGTTAAAAATTTTTCGAGCGATTGTGATCGTTCAAAAAACGACAATGTGTTTATTGTTAAGGATTGCAGAATAACTTTGAATGATAGCGATTACAGCAATTTCCTTTATATGGCGCTAATAACGTTATTCGGTAGAAGTGATTTTGATCTTGATTATGCCTTGAAGTTATATAATTATTTTATACTTGCAGCCATAGAACGACAAGATGAACTATATGATGCGGGTTATGATGAGTATATAATTGATAGAATGTGTTTAGATCATGTTTTTAATGGTGTTGTATATAATATCATTATATCAAATACAAATAAGGATGTTGATGATATTCATTTGACTATATCTAATGATCTGAAAGTAAATAACGCTATACCTATGTTGATGTCCAAGATAAGACCATATTCGACAGAATATGATTTTTATGGTTTGTATGATTCTATAATAGGATATACTTATTTTCTAAAAAATAAAAAGAACTATGGATTAAGAAATAGTGGACTGTTGCGTACCTATATAGGAGTAGATATTAGTAATGGTCTTGTAAAAATTGGTAAGTCTAAGGATTTATACACTAGGGAGAGTTGTTTAAGGGTGAGTAATATCTATTTTTATATGATTGCATATGTAGATATGGATATAGAGCGTGAGCTGCATATTAAATATAGTGTATATAATGTTGATAGAGAGTGGTTTCATTTGAATAAAAAGCAGGTTAAGGAAATTATAAGCAAATATAATTTTAGAATTATAGAATCAAATGTTAAATATATTGACAATATATATGATATTTGATGAATAATGAATTTCATTTTTTTTGTTATTTAGGATTGAGCTTTTGCCTGTTCGTGAGGATCGGCAAAAAGATTTGCACTTTTCGGAGAAACATAAGGTTTGTTATTATGTTGTTATTTTGGTGTCCCGTCCGCTCGTGAGAGTAGGCGGGATTTTATATCTTTGTGTCAAAACGATTTAGTAATGGGTAGATCTTGTTATGTTATAAAAAATAAGGAGGGTAGGGTAGATAATGTCCTTGCCCCGAACGACCAACCATCCGGATTATACCAAAGGGCGATGGAGGTGCTGGGCGACCAGAAGCAGGCCTTATCGGTCTGGGGTACGGCCTACTCCCCCGACTTCGTGTCCTTCTTTGGCGACTGGATGTCCATGCCATCAGAATATGATCTGGATAGTAATGGGGAACCTAGGTATGATGATGTCATGTCCTTTATCAAGCGGAAGAACTATTTCGCCGGCAATTTCATGGCCGATGAGGTTAAGGATATCAATAACACCCTTACTTCCTTGGGGGTTGATAATATCAATGATCTTAATGATATGATTGTATCTAATTTCCTCTCAGGCGGTGATATATTCATCAACAGATATAATCTTGAACGATCCGGGATGTATGACGCTGATGAGATTGATAATATCATGACTAACCGATCGGAGTATGAGCGGGTAAGGGATATGATGAGGAGGATTGTCGATTTTATGTCTGAGGGGAATCTTAATGAGAAGGATATGTATTTCCTGTCCTCCGAGTCAGGCCTTGGTGATGATTATATGATATATGAGGATACATATGACTCGTTAGGAAAGAGAAGGGGCTTGAATCCAATAGAGGTAAGGGATACGATCATGAAGGCGGTAGGCGGTATCAGTGACCGCCGGGAGTTCGATCAGGCTTTCGCCTCCATCCCATACCCTTCCTTGGCACTCCGGTATCAGGAGGATCAGGATTACGCAGATCGGATGTATGACACGTATCGTAATATGACCCGTATGGAGGTTCGGAGTCAGGACGGAAATACGATTACCGACTCGTACTTCAATAGCACCATACCGTATATCAGTATGCCTAAGGATATGAAGGGTCTAAGGGATAAGGTTGGGGAGATAATCGATATGGATGATTTTAAGGACATCAAGGACGTTGCCGGACGTCTGCATGACATAGCCATGGATCTTGCCGACATGGGCGTGGATATAAGCGAGGCGATCAGCGATGAGATGGTTATATCCAGACCTGAGGATATCCGTGATCTTATGGCGTCGCTGGACGTCATGTTGTCTTCCATACAGGCCGGCAATTCGGTATACGATAGCTTTATCTCCGATCTTGATAGGATAACAGGAAAAGGGAATCCGATATACGAGGTTCAGGATACTTATTCTACTGGGGATAGGATGGTGTATGTAAGGTCCGGGAATACATCCCCTTCCGATATGTATGATAGGAGCATGTTGTATATTAGTAGGAATACGTACCATAACACGGCCCCGATAACCGACACCGATCAGGCCTATGAGATGTTGGCCAATATCGGGATAGAGCGACCCTCGTACTTGCCGGCTGGCGTGGTCCCCGCCGGGGCTTCCCGTTCCGATATTGGCGTGGTCAAGGATAACATAAAGAAGCTAGTTATGTCCAACATCTCATCCTCGAATACCGAGAACATGATCCTTACCAGATTAATATACCAACATCCCGTGACTCCTGAGATGGATGATGTTGATATTGATCGGGAGTTCAGGAGATACGAGGCTAGGCAGGGAAAGGATCGGGATTTTATCAAATCCTGTACCTCGTTGAGGAAGATCCAGATTAAGGAAAGGTTAAAAAAATCGGATTTATATAATAATGTCTTACGTTTCCTTGATTTTAATGGATTTTATAATGTATCTTTGAACCACCATGACAGAAGTACGTTAAAAAGCATGGAGATGTCGTTGCCGGAAGGTCAGGTAAGGGATTTTCTGTTTGACGTGGCTATCGAGTCCGGTGACAGTAGCATGAGAGACCTTTTCTATCTGGATGGTCAGGATAGGATGATGGATGCCGGGTTTTACAGGTATCTGTACCAAAGGAATCCGGGCCTGCTCCGGGAGGTCAACGGCGGCGTCGAGGCGAGACCGGACGGTTCGTTCTTGGCTCGTGGGAGGTATGATGATTTCGTGTCATTCCAATCCGGTTTATATGAGAAGGTAGGTGAGACGGTTGATGGTGCGATATACAGGTTCGTTGATGATCTTATATACTCCGATCCATCATCATATCAAGAAAATATGGTACGAAGGATGGGTGATGTTACGGTAAGGAGTGACGATAATCGCCTGTCAAGGATAGAGGATGATCCCTCATCCAGTAAGATAGTTAATGAATACACTGCTAATACAAATAAGTTGATGCGAGATTTTTCGTGTAGTTAATCTCTCTTTGACGTCGTGAGACGTTTTCTTTCGAGCATTGAAACATTGAATTTTATAGATTTGCATGAATCCGGGTCGTAGTGATACGCTCCGGATTTTTTGTCTCTCGTCAGTCGTTATTAATACCATTTACAAGACATGACGTACTTTGATGATGACACATATCACGATTTTAGGGCTGTTAATTTTTGAACGTTGTAACGCCCGCCATCAGGTGGGGTTATTATTAATTCAAAAATAAATAGACATGGGTACAAGTGGAGACAAAATCGTTTTGTTAGACGGTATGGGTTCCGGTAGTGGAAGCGCCACTAACGGTTTATTATCTATGATTCCGGGGATGTTCGCCAACTTAATAGGCGGAAATAAGATGGATCCGAACTTGGTGGCGGCCTTGATGAACGGCCGTAACAACCAAGACGGTTTCGGCGGGGCTAACGGTTGGTGGTTGTGGATCATCGTCCTGTTCTGGTTATGGGGTGGCCGTGGCTTTGGCAATGGTTTTGGCAATGGTAATGAGTGTTGCGCTAATGGTCTTCCAGCTCAATTGAATAACGACTATGGTCGTGAGCTTCTGATGCAGGCTATCCAAGGTAACAGAAGCGCTATCGATCAGATCGCTAACGCCTTGAACTGTACTACCACTCAATTGCAAAACGCTATCTGTAACGTACAAGGCGCTATCGATAAGGTAGCTGGTCAGGTAGGTATGACCTCTCAGGCTGTTATTAACGCCGTACAGCAACAAGGTTGTGAGATCGGTAATCAAATTAGCTCTTGCTGCTGCAATTTGAGTTCTTTGATCAACCAAAGCACGTGCGCTACTCAAAATATGATAACGCAGCAGGGTTTTGACAATCAATTGCGGACGTTAGAGCAAACCAATGTTCTTCAGAACAATATCAATAACGGTTTGGCTAACAACAGAGAGCAGTCTACGAGTCAGTTTAATATCTTGAGCGCTAAGATAGACGCACAGACTCAATTTATCAATGAGCAGTTCTGTAACCTTGAGAAGCGTGAAATGCAGAATGAGATCAATTCTCTTCGTGAGCAAAAACAGACATTGGAGTTGTTCGCCGCTCAGCAAGCTCAAACTCAAAACATTGTTAACCAGATTCGTCCTTGCCCGGTGCCTAGCTATTTAGTCTGCAACCCGTTTGCAGGTAATGGCTATGGTGGTTATCCATATCAAGGATTTAGTGGATACAATGGAGGATGCTGCGGTAATAGTTGTGGATGCAACAATGGCTGCTGCAACAACGGAAACGCCGCTATCTAACTCTATAAAGGAAGGAGGCTATTATGGCTTGTGTTTCTAAAATAGGGTCTCTTTATGAGTTGGTCACGAAGAACGTGGTAGTGACTACTACCAACACCGTCTTCGGCATCAACCCAAGGATATGGCTGTCCTTGCCATGCGAGGGCCTTCTGCTGCTGAAAATCCGGCAGGTGGTTCCGACAACAGGCGAGACATTGCCAGTACAGATAGCTGTCCCAGCGAACAGCACCGTATCCACGGTGGGTGATGACACATGCTGCCCGGTAACCGGCGTGGCTGTGGTGAACCCGATCAACGTGGCTGTGACCGGAGCGGCTATGGTTAACAACACCGAACGCCTTGTTTATTTCAATAAGGTAAGGGGTGTATTGAGGCTCATGGATTGCTGTGTGCCTACAACCGCCGCGTCAGCGTCGGAAACGGATGTTGATGAGGAATAGGTTAGATTGGATGTCTAATGGGAGGGTATTCCCTCCCGCTTAAAAATCGAGATATGTTTAGAGACTTAAAGAAAGGATTTCAAGTATATACGCTGGATACGTCCGATGTCCCGGTGTTCAGGATGGGGAATGTGGTTAACGTGTCCGAGCCTAGGTTCCAGCAACCCCAGATGGGTCAGATGGGGCAATATCAGCAACTATAGGATAGGGTGATAGACCTTACCGTGGAGATAAACGGGTCTTCCATGACCTACGTCGTACCGGAGAGCAGGGATGTCGCTATGTCCAATAACATAACTTTGGCCTGCTCGGTCGATCCGATCATGAACCAGCTTAACGCCGCTAAGAGAACCAGCTCCGATATTCTCGATAGTATCGATAAGCATAGGAGGACGCTAGAGGCTTGTGATTCGATCCTTGAGGAAATCAATCCGGCTTTTAAGCAGACTAAGGATCAAGACCGGAAGATCAAGAATCTTGAGGAGAAAGTCGATAGGATGGGATCCTCTTTCGATGAGCTAAAAGAGTTGTTAATTAAAAAATTAGGTTAAGATGAGAGTTATAGATTTAGGCGGCGGTCACGAAGAGGACTACAATGACGAGATCTACGATCGTAGAGGCGGCCGTGGACGTAGCAGACGTTCGGATGGGACTTACATGGGTTATGGTGGTGGAATATACGACCACTATGGCAAGGAGCATGACGGCAGAATGGATGAGCTAGAACGCCGTGAGCGTGATCTTGAAAGACGCGAGAGGGAGCTGGAACGTGACGAGCGTGAGCTTGAGAAACGCGAGAGACTCCATGAACGTGAGGACGAGATGTATCGCAGGGGATGGTTCGGTGAGCGTGGCATCCGTGACGAGTACGAAGGTACCGAACCGTATATGCGCAGGGGACGCAGGAGTCGTTACTACTGAGGAGCAGACGCCGATGACCCGGATTATAAGCGGTATATAGACACCCATGGATATCACTTTTCCAAGGAGCTGGCTAGGGAAGCCGCTGACAAGATGCTTAACGCCGACGGGTCCAAGAGAAGATGGACGATGGAGGACGCTAAGCAGATGTTCGATAAATGCGGGGCCAAGAAACCTGATAACGCCACTTGGGGAGATATCCAATATCTGTTCGCTATGTTCTATAGCGACTACTTTCCTAAGGTATTGGATTGCGACCAGAAAATAGTCAAGGCTGTCTTGGCTTATCTGGAAGACCCTGACGCCCCGGAAGGGACGGCGTTCGTAAGGTATCTGGCGGTGCGGTGCTTCGTCGGTGACACAATCAAATGGAGTGATATGATTTAGTTTGATACAACGTTGGAGAACCCTGTCGGCAATAGAATACCGATAGGGTTTCTTTTTGACCGTAGCTTTATTATGATTACATTTGTTCGAGGTAGATCTTTTGTTCATGGAAAGGGTGGGCGGGAATGAAAAAAGGCATCCTCACGGACACCCTTCCCCTTTGGTTGAAAATCACTTAAAACATTATGAGTTACTACACCGCAAATATAGATAATTAAATACAAACTGCAATGGGTAAGGGGTATTATTGGATAGAGCCAGTGGATCAGACGTTAAATGATTTCCAATTTTATAAGGCACGTATCGTAGGCGATCCTGAATATGACGAGAAACATCATCGTGTTATATTGAGGACTGATAAGTATTTCCCTGTCGGAAGTATCTTCCATGTCTTAAAAGACCCAGAGATGTTTGTTATAGAGAGGAAGTTTAAGACATGGGGGAATAAGTATGTCGTTAAGCCTTGTGAGGGTGAATGGGAATGGGGTTCTGTCCAGAAACTTAAAGACAAGGCTATTATATTCCGTAGCGGATTCCTGCACGGGGACGGCAGTTTCTGACACTTACCCGTATCTCCCCCTCCCCTCGATTTCTTGGTATTTATGAATATAACTATATTTGAGCAAAAAATAAGTGTAATATGGCAGATTTTCAAGGTAAATACAATGGTGATCAGATAGAGCAGCTTTTGGATAAGGCTAATGATATTGATCTTACCAAATATGCTCTTAAGACGGATAATGCCCCTACCGCCACGAAATTACAGGCGGCTAGGACCATAGCGCTGTCCGGGGCTGTGACCGGTAGTGTCTCATCGAACTTCGGAGGCAACGTAACTATCTCCACGACATTGGCCAATTTTGATGCCTCTAAGATCGCATCCGGAACCATCAGCATAGATAGGTTACCTAAGGCGGCTTTGGAGAGATTGGCCGTGGTAGCTGATGATACGGCTAGATTCGCCCTTACCACCGCTACGGCTCAAAGCGGTGATACGGTAAAGGTCGCGTCTACAGGTAAGATGTATCTGATAAAAGACGAGTCTAAATTGAACCGTGAGGATGGGTATGAGCCTTACACGGCCAGTCAGGCTTCCTCCGTGCCTTGGTCCGGGGTTACGGGCAAACCAAGTACCTTCACCCCTCCCACGTCCTCCGCTACCGTTCTTGGCGGTATTAAGGTAGGATATACGACTTCCGGGAAGAACTATAAGGTACAGCTGGATTCGTCCGGCAATGCTTACGTTAACGTTCCGTGGACGGATACCAACACGACATACACCAATATGGGAGCCGCTTCTGCCTCAGCGGCGGGAAAGGCAGGTTTGGTCCCCGCACCTGCCGCCGGAGCGCAAGCCAAGTATCTTCGTGGTGATGGGACATGGCAAACTCCTCCTAACACCACATATAGTAACATGGGAGGAGCAACGTCCTCAGCCGCAGGATCGGCGGGATTGGTACCCGCTCCGGCCGCCGGCAAGCAAGCCTCCTTCCTTCGTGGCGATGGTACGTGGGTGATTCCGACAAATACCACATACGCCAAGGCCAATACCACAACCTTAGGATTGGTGATGATCGGATATGCTGAGAATGGTAAGAATTATCCGGTAGAGCTGGATAGTAGTGGTAAGATGTATGTCAACGTGCCTTGGACGGATACTAATACAACGTATGGTGTTGTAGGAGCTAACGGGTCCACGGGGTTGGTCAAGAACGGCAGTACCGTGACAAGCGCTTCCGGCTATACCGCCTGTCCTATTGTCGGTGGTATCCCCTATTATAAGGATACGGATACTACCTACGCCAATATGAAGGCGGCTACGGCCTCGGCGGCTGGTGCTGCGGGATTGGTACCGGCCCCAGCCGCTGGCAAGCAGGCATCTTTTCTTCGTGGCGATGGAACGTGGGTCGTACCTACCAATACCACATACGGATTAGCCTCTACTACAGCTAACGGCTTGTTGAGACAGCTTGATGGCAGTACATCCAGTTTCATGCGTGGAGATGGCACTTGGGCTACACCTCCTAACACGACATATGCCGTGGCCAATGAGTCTACTAACGGTTTGATGGCGGCCGCCGATAAGAAGACCATGAACAGGCTTATAGGGGTTAATACGGTCACGACATTAGCTAACCTGCCTATTAGCAAGAGAAGTATCACGGCTACGTTATCAGCCGCTACCACCCTATCCGTGCAGTCAGGGATGCAGATAGGGGAGGAGCTGATGATCAGGTGCGTCCCGTCGGCGGTCTTCACGCAGGCTATACCCAACTCCGGGGCTTATGTAAGCATGAGTGATACTTCTATAACCACTACGGCTAACAAGCCTTTCGAGATAAATATCTGGTGTTACGCTTCAGATAAGTATAGTATCGCCGTTAAAAAACAAGATTAATGATATAAGATATGAGCTACGTATATATAAACAGGGAAATATATCCCAATCAATTAGTTCAGGACGATCCGCTTGATGATAATTACGCCAAGGGCTATAGTTATGATGATTACATTAACGGGAATCCCGCCCCATGGATAGAGTTTGGGGAGGAGCAATTGGCGTTCAAGGAGGCTAATCCTAAAGCTACGGTTAAGGAGATTATCGAGGCTAAATTGGATGACTCAAGGCTTCTTAATGAGGAGAAATCGGCTAAGTATGAGGAGATCAGGACTTATGAGAATGAGAATCTTCATGAGTTTTTCTTGGATGACCAAAATATCTATATCCCTGAATATGATAGGTGTAACGCTTTGGCTGATAGGGCTATAGCTGGTAAGATAACGATCATAGGTCTGGAGTTCGATATGACGGAAGGCAAGATCTTGATCGGGATGATGGATAAGTATAATAATGATCTGATGTCGGCGTTAGGAGCCAAACAGAGGGAAGTAAGCTTAGCCACTACCGTAGAGCAGGTGAGGGCTATTGACGCTCAGTCCGGCTATCCAGATAAGGTAAATATCACCATGACTTATGTCCGGCAACAGGCAAAGGAGAAAGATGTCTCCGATCCTCAGAAAGTGGCTGTCAGATTCTCCAGAATGGTGGTTAATAACAAGACTATATCTTTATCCCCTAATGAGAAACTGGATGTTAAGGTTCTATTCCCTATATGGGGACAAGAAGGGGCGGAGTTCGGGTTGTCGGTGGATGCCGGATTCTGTCTCAGGGTGGTGAAGGACGATACGGATATCCTTTATGAGGTTATTCAACAACATACATTATCAAAGGAATGGGAACCCGGATTAAATACGGCTTCCTTATACAAGGTCATTGATAAGGAGCATGCCGGGACCATAGGGGATCCTATCCCGTATTTCCCTCCAATGGAGATATTCAAGGATAAATATTACATCCAGAACGCTGATGTATATAAGTGCACTAGGGATAGCGGAACTCCTCTTAGTCATAATCTAAAGGACTTAGTAGGGTTGTATGTTGAGGTTGTACAGGGCTAGTCGTATCTACCCCCCCCTATATTTGGCTTGTGATATGATACAAGTTATTTTTGGCATAATAAAATGACATTTGTAAATATATTTAAGTATGGTATCACAAAAATTCGGTTTCGTAACCGTCGACCCGGTATCAGGATCAGGAGATCAGGCGGTTAATATCTCCGGTGAGAAACACACCGGTCGTCTTCAACGCACTATCAACCTTACGGTCACCACGAACGGCGGGGCTAAGAAGGCGTTGGTAGTTAATCAGGCAGCGGCTGCTGAGGTGGTAAGATCAAACAGCCCTAACGCTTCCGTACAAAAGACAGGCGGTAATGTTACCATCACCGGTAAGTCTAACAGTACTAAGCTTACGTTCGCGGTCACGCCGGCTAAGGAGAACGGGCTTACGTTACAGCTCCCGGATAACTACACGGCGGCTGGAAAGACTACGACTAACGGAGCGGTTATCGCCGACGATCCCGGAGCCGCTGGCGAGTTCGTTTGGAGCATCACGATCTCGGGCGTACCGGCCAACGTCACGATCGAGGAACTGACAGCTACATTGAAGGTAACTGCCGCTGGTGGCCAGATAGCCAACGTGACGGTAACGCAAGCCGCTGGAGACTCTACTATCGAGCTTGACAAGAAGATTATTAACTTGGATGTAAATGGTACTCAACAGACGGTTAACGTAACATCTAATGACAGCTGGACATGGGCGCAAGCTGCGGCTAGAACCGTATTGAGAATGATGGAACGATAATCAGTTTCTTTTCTCTTACTCAGACCCCGATCGACTAAAGCCGGTTGGGGTTTATTTGTTTTGCTATCTTTGCAATAGAACAAAAATAATACAACTATGGCTAATGATTTGAATATTAATTGGAAGGACGGGGTAGGCGAGGTAACGGACCAGCCTCTGACCGTCAGTCCGGGGTCCGGGGCCGGAAGCGCCCCCGTTTCCTTTGGCTCGGTGATGAACAACGGTCTTGATCGGACTCTTGAGCTGGAGATAACAACTCCAAAAGGTATTAAGAAGACGCTCACGGTGAATCAGGAGGGATGCCGGCAGGCTTATATTACGAGTGACGGCAAACGATGGCTGACTAGCGACAATCGGGTGTATGGGGTTTTGAAAAGCGATGCTCCGTGCGAATGCATAGGTGATTGTCCTTGATATTTTGTTTTTACGAATTTTGTAATTGCATTTGTGGCGCATGTCCATCACCATGCTTTTCGTCGCTAATTTATTATAAGGGATACCGGTCTGTGATGGGATCGGCATCCCTCTGTTTTTTAATATGGAGAAGATAAATGTTTTCGATGTTCAGGTTCCTGATGGGAGACAAATCCGTTGTATGTCGTATAATAAGGTTACTTATTTTGATCTTGACGATATATGTAAGTTATGTTTTGACTCATACGATCTACATGATGTGGCTGACACTAAGGTAATGAGTGAGTTCCTGCACCGAGAGGGTGGTCGTTATTGGACTACGATAGATGGCGTAAGGCAGTTGTATCGTAGGATTGAGTGTAAGATGTGTTTTGAGGTTATAGAAAAATTAAAGGGATTATGAGAGAAAAGAAATTTGATTTCGTGATATATCCGTTGGATTTGATTATCACGGTTGGATTAGATTATAAGACGTTGTGTGATCGTTTCGAGAATATGGAACCTGAACACGAGGGGAAATGGGGAGATGAGGATGATATGGACAAGGAGGCGTCTTTCGCAAATTTGGTAAGGGATAGGGACGATGATGATAAATTTGCCATACTTTGGAATTTTTCGAGCGACGATGATTTAATAATGAGAAATATATGTCACGAGTCATTCCATATAGCAATGAGCGTATGCCAATTTTGCAACATGTCTCTTGGATTTAAGGTTGGAGAGGATGAACACGCAGCGTATATAGCCGGCTTCGCTGGTGATTGCGTTAGTGAGTTCATCAATAGCAAGAATACGGATTAAGTCATAAATTCTATAAGGAATATAAGAATATCAGCCTCCGCTTATTTGTGGGGGCTTTTTGTTTATCTTTGTCAAAAACATGAAGTTATGTCGAGTTGCGTAATTAAAAGGAATAAGGAAGGTAAGATAACCCGTGTCTTGACCCCTTCCGGCGAGGTATCCACCTTGTTCGATAAGATAGCGGGTATAGCCGCCGTAAGTGATCTTGATAAGGCGGCTGAGGCTTATATGACCGCATATAATGATAAGTTTAGGTCTAAGTTCGGGGATTGGGTGTCTAATGCCAAAAGAGAGGGATTAAGGTCATCTCTTAGGTTTAGAACGTCGTCACAGCTGTTCGAGGAATACCCCACGTGGCTTAGCGGCCAAACCACTTCCACCGGTCAGCATTCCACGCAGATCACGTCTACCGTGAACACGTATAAGAAGATCGGTGATTTTATATCCAATGAAGGTCTGGAGGGCAAATCCGTGCTTGACGCCTCATCCGGTCTTGGCGTTGGCACGCAGGCGTTGCGTGATATGGGGATGGATGTCGATGACGTTGAGCCATATCCGTCGTCAAAAAGGATTCCTCCCACGTATTCAAGGTACGAGGATATAGACAAGAAATATGATTACATAATCAGCAACGCTGTCTTGAACGTGATCCCTGATGATTGGAGATCCGACGTACTTAAATCAATGGCTGACAAATTGAAGGTCGGAGGCAAGTTGTTCATAAATGTCCGTGACGCTAAGGGCGTGTCCGCACAAAAGCAGAAAATAGAGCTTGACGATCCGTCGGAGATACTTGTCACTGATTCAAAGGGGAATATCAGGGCCTATCAAAAAGGGTTCACGAGGTCGTCGCTTAAAGAATATGTCGAGCGTGAGCTTGGGGGTATGTTCGAGGTGGAGACTGCGAATCCCGGCAACAGCGGAATGGCGTCTGGCATGACGGCCGTCGTCGTGACAAGGAAGAGACCTGGGGATTTGAGATTCAGGGACGTAAGCGAGGTAAAGGCCGGTATGTCGGAGAAAGTATCTGGTCTCGCTAAATTAGGTACTACGGTGAATATCGTTTCGATTGACGATATAAGAAGTGAGGTAAGTGATCATAATTACGCCGATATGATGTCCAAGAGCAAGGGATGGTATGACACGGATACCGATACCATCACTATCGTAGCTGACAATATAGAGGATGAGCAGGATTTGGAGAGAACTATCTTGCATGAGGTAGTTGCGCATAAAGGGCTTAGAGATCTTCTTGGTAATCGTTTTGATGATACGATGAGGAAGATATTCGATTCGATGGACGAGGCTGACCAGCGGTCTTATTTAGACCGATACGGCGATCAGGTCATAGCCGCCGAGGAGTTTATGGCTACCCTTGCCGAATCCAATCCAAACTCCAGTTTATGGGATAAGATCATATCGTTTGTTCGTGATGCCCTTCGTTCCATGGGTCTCGATATTAAAATGAATGATACGGATATGCGTACGCTTCTCACTAGGTCAAGGGATAGGTTATCGGAGGTGGATAAGGAGCTTAGTAAGCCCATGAACCAGATAAACAATCTCCTTGCTTATGATAGCGGGGAGCCCAGGTTGTTCTTTAGATCGGATGACGGCAAGATACACGACTCTTACGCCAACGTCATAAAAGGCTCGTCCGGCGGGCGGATCGAGGCCGGGTTCTTGGCCGGCAGTGTCGAGGAGAGTGACGTCCCGTCCGGTACGGCTGATATCTCCTTTGGCTCGTCCTCCATAACCCTTAACAACAGCGAGTCATTCATACCGGTCCTTGGTATCAGCTCAGGCTCTAATATAAGCACTCGTGGAGGGTTTGTCAATTACCTTATCAAGAAAGGTCTGTTGAGCGGGGAGCGTATAAGGTTAGGGGATAGGTATTATCTTACCGGAGCCGGCAACTCTGATGGTCTTAAGATCTATAACGCTATGGACGCCTTGTCTAGACTAAGGAACAGGTTTGGTAGTATGTCTTCTGAGATGAACGTATTAGGCTCCATCGGTTTTGATACGGAGGTAAATAACGATCTTGATCTTATCACGACATCAGGGGAGAAGGTTACGGTAAGCAGATCGGAGATAAAGGGCATGTTAAGGCAAGGTAAGTTTGAGGAGCTTAATAATAAGTATGATGGGTTCATGGAGCTAGCCTTGTCGTTGATGATGGAGGATAACGCCTTGTACGGAAGTAATGTCCGTGGGGTTATTGAGAATGAGAAGGCGGAGGATCTTCAGAACAGGACTGATATCACCAACATCTTATCCACGTTAGGTATCCGTGTGATGGGTATGTCCGAATATATGGATAAGTATAAGATGCGTAATGGTGTCGAGCCTTCGGCTAGGGCCTTATCCGATATGGCTAATGGGGTTATTGCCCTGGCTGAGGGAGCTACGGTAGAGGATCTTAATGAGGAGGTGGCTCACTTCTTGATCGATACTTATCGTAATCAGCAGGAGATTGACGAGGTTCTGGACTCTGTTGTCGACACGCCATTATGGAATCAATTCGCCGGTCGTTACTATGAGGTGTATGGGAAGGAATACCAAGGGGAGGAACTGGATCGGATGGTGAAGCGGGAGATCCTAGGTAAGACGTTGGCCCAGCGGTTCGTACCGGGCATGGAACAGGCGGTGGAGGATCTGGCCTCGTCCGAGGACGCCCAGCTCTCCTTGTTTGGCAGGATAATCCGGGCTATAAGGAATTTCTTCTCTACCCAAAGATCAGACTTGAATAAGGTTCTTGATAGGATAAAGGAGTCGGCGTTAGCTGATGATCCAAGCGCATTTGACGTGCTTCTGTTAAAGGATAGCGACCATCTTATGTACTCATTATCGGATGTTGATGTGGCTAATAAGCTGATCAAGAACGGTAGGTCATTGGAAAGACTATATACCAGATTGCAGAGGATGAGGTCAAGCCAAAGCCAGAGGATCGGTGAGAGTATCTCCCTTCTACGTGATATAGGCGAGAAGGTAAGACAAGTCGGGGGTGAGCTAAATAAGAATAACAACCTATTATCCACCAAGAGCGTCATAGCGACCGCCAAGGCTGAGGTGGAGTATTTGGTCACTGTCGCCAGTAGCCTACGTAAGAGCGGAAAAGGATTGGATTATGAGATGATACAGGTTATCGATAACGTATATGGGGAGATAGTTCCTCTGATCAGGAACCTTCGTGGATTCGTCAATAATCAGGCGGCTGATTATTATGGCAGCAATAAGGTTGGTATGGTAGAGGATATGGATGATATATTACGTATGGCTGAGACATCCATGTCTGATATAAATGCTCTTCGAAGTGATCGTAATGAGGACTGGCTGGATGGACAGCTCAGGATGTTTAATATCCCGGAAAGATATTGGAATGGGATAAAGAAGTTGATAAATAACATCCATAAGGATATCAATGTCATGTCCCGGTTCTTTGGTACGCTGGAGCATAGTGGTAACGCTATTTTAGGTATGTTAGGCCAACGTCTAGCCAAGGCCCATAATGAAGCCCATATCGAAGGTATATCTAATATCAATAAGATGACTAGGATGATGAAAGAGCGTGGATGGGGGATAAAGGATAATGAGGATCTTATACAGAAGATAAATGGGAAGAACTCGGATTACCTTGACTCGTCCCGTGATTTCGCCAAATACGATTTACTATACAGGGCCGAGCAGGCTAAGGCTATTATCGATATATATGATCTTAAGAATGTTACGGGTAAGACCGAGAAACAACTTATCGACCTTCTTCTATCCGATAGAGGTCTTAATGTGAAGACCCGTGACGACATAGTAGGATATGACGGGGATAAGCCTATTACGAAGGAGGTATATCATGTATTCAAGCCTACCATCCAGAATTTCGATATCTCGGACATGACGTTCGAGGATCAGCAACGATATCTCGACGCGATAAATAGGTGGTTGGATGAGAACCGAGAGAAACCTATGGTGCAGGCTTATTACGATAAGATCGAGAAAGTTAATAAGAAGGTCGAGGAAAGACTGGGTCGTAGGGTATCGCAAGCCACGTCCGATTTCATGACCCGTATCCGCAGGAGCAGGTATGTGGCTATGGGTAAGTTCGTGAGGAACGGGAAGGTCGATTGGAAGGCGTTTCAATCCGATCCTATAGCTTGGAGATCTTATCTGGATATTTTACGTGATAGGGCTATAGCCAAGAGCGAGTGGTATTCCGATGGGACACCAAAGGAAGAGGGATCCGAGGCTCTGATGATGTCCGAGGAGATCAAGGCATGGGACGAGGCGTGGGCCGAGGAGTTCGGGAATACCAACGAGGGTCGTAAGGCTTCCGCCGAGTTCAAGGAGATACTTCGTGGGATAGAGCGGTCCGAGGGCGGCAAGGCTGCGTTTGAGTTCCTGCTAGCTGGCGGTCATCTTGGTTTCTCTAAGGATATGTGGGGATCCGAGGAGGGTGATTATTACGAGAATCTTGTTGATAAGATCACGGAGCAATCTGTATCATCATCAAGGATAGAGAAGGTAGAGGAGGCGATGGCGACAATAAACGAGATCAATGACCAGCTAAGGCCTTTGCTTATCCAGTACCGGGATAGCACGAGATACGGGGAATATGATTTCGATAGGTTACGTGGATCCGCCTCATTAAGAAAGATAAACGAGTTATATGATCGTCTGGCTGAGGCTAAGAGCGTTATTAACGCCGCCGCTTCCGCTGAGGCTATTGAGATGGATATGCCTGATACGGTGGAGAGTGGAGTCACGGATTCTTACCGTAACGCTTTAAGGGATGCCATGGCATACGACAAGGGTATGGATGAGATTAAATTCGCCAAGGAACATATGTCTGCCCGCTCCCGGAGTCAGGTGGATAGGATGGCCGCCAAGTTATCTCGGGAAAACCCGTCATGGACGACCGTGGAGGTATCGTTTTTGAGAAGGAAATACGGTCCTGACTTCAATAATAAGCTAGCTAACGACATAGCGATGGGTAAGACTGATAAGATCCTTGTCGAGTACGCCAGGACCCGGCTGTATCCTTATATGAGGAGATACTCTCCCAAGGGATATTCTGATTTCGTTAGGAAGATAAATAACGGTACGTATAAGGTATCCGAGTTCTTTGATGCCATAGAAAATGGTATATCTAAGGAAGAGAGCGTATCCCGTTTCGGGTTTGATATTAATATGATCGATCTGACGATCAATAACCGGTGGCTTGATGAGGCTGACGCCGAGAGTTCTTTCCGTAATCCTAATTATAATCCCGATCTGGGTTATGGATATCATACGCCTAGGTTCGATAAGTACAAGAACGAGGCTTTCTTCAAGAAATACGGTATTACCAACGAAGGGGAGGAAGCTACGATCAATAAGGATAAGTGGGAGATGAGGAAGGAGCTTCTTAACATAAGCCATAAGGCTATGGAGGATTATGATGAGCGATTCCGGAACATCTACCAAATACCACAGATATCCAAGGGCGGCGTGGAGAGGATGGTGCAGGCCGGGGTTGACCCGAAGGCGGCCATCGGCAACGCCGTACGTGATATCGTTGGCGAGAGGGTGGATGACCCTATACATGGTCAGGGGCAAGACCTAGGAGGGATTGATGAGAACGATAACAAATATCGTATGATCCCCAAATACTATCTTAATAAATTGGAGAACGCCGATGACGTGTCCCATGACTTCGCCTACTCCTATTCCATGTTATCCTTACAAGCGACCTCTTACAAGTATAAGAGGGCGGCCTTGGATGATGTCATGGGATACAGGAACATGATGCTGGAGACGCAATACGACGGCGGTAAGAACCCAGAGGCCACTCACGCCTATAGAATGTTTCAGGACTGGGTTAACGCCAGTATCTATGATGTTAGGATAAATAATAAGCGGGCAGAATGGAATATAGGTAATTATAAGGTCGATCTTAATAAGCTGGCTCTTATGTTTACCAAATTCGTATCCAAATCCAACTTAGGCTTCTCCCCATTCGTCGCGGCTACCGGCGCCCTTACCGGGCAGGCCAACTTCCTTTTGGAGGGTATGGTAGGGCAGTATATAAGCAAGGACTCCATGAAATACGCCTATGGGGAAGCCCAGAAGCAGTTAAGTACGTACGTGTCGGAGATCGGGGATATAAACCGCACCAACAAGCTATATGTCGTTGGAGAGGCTCTAGGCGTGTTCAATGTCCGTAACCGTGTACGATCGGCAGCGTATAACAAAATCTGGAGAACCTTATTCCGGGACCTGCCGTTTAAGATGATGGAGGTTCTTAACTCCCCGTTGGATCCGCAGGTCATTATCTCGGTCATGGATGATACCCGCCTATACGAGGGTCAGTTCTGGTCATACTCCAATTTCAAGGAGATGATGATGAAAGACAGAAATATGTCCGCTAACGAGGCTAAACGCGATTGGGAGCGTTTAAGGGATTATTCTATGTGGAACATGGTAGATGTCAAGGACGGAAAGATCGTGGCTAAGAACGAGGCTAACAAGGATATTATAGACCGATATATACCCACCTTGTCCGGTAGGGTAAGGAGTATGGTGCAGATCTGTGACGGCGCCTTGAACGAGCAGAACCGGGTGGGGGCTAGCCGGAACGCTATCCTTAATATGGTGCTGCCTCACCGTGGATGGTTTATATTGGCCGTACAGCGGGCGTATAAGAAAGCCGGTTTCAATTTCCAAACCAACCAGTTTGAGGAAGGATATATGAGAACGTTATGGAGACTGGCCGGTAATGTCTATGGATCGATGTCCGAGGGCAGGATGGGAGAGGCATATGACGTGCTTAAGGAAGAGTATGATAAGCTTACCCCCTACGAGCAGATCAATATCAAGAGATCGATTATCAACATGGCGGTATTCGCTACGATGATGGCCATAGGACGGGCTTTGATGGGATATAGGGAGGATAATGAGGATAGCTGGTTCGGGCAGTTCATTACCTACATCGGGTTCAGGACGATCAATGAGATCGCCTCCCAGACATCCCCGTTCATGGAGCTTAACGCCATAGACATGCTACAGGATCCGCTAGTCACCGCCCGGAAGTTAGGCGACCTCACCGATCCTCGAAACTGGGATCCGTTCGCTACCGTCCAGACCGGCGTATATAAGGGCGAGAGCAAACTATGGAGGCAGCTCATGAAGTTCTCGTTTGGTAAGCAATGGTATAATATCAAGACGGCTAGGGATATTAAGCAGACATCCGACTACTGGCTGATGACCAACGGCATGACGATGGGATTCTTCTTAGGAGGCAGGGATAAGGACGAGTCCGGGGAGGACGCTAATTGGTACTTTGATAGAGGTAGATAACTGATATAGTATGACGAAAAGATAGCCAGTGAAGTTGTTTAATACAATCTTACTGGCTATCTTTGCATTCCCATCTATCCATCCCGGACGGATGGGAATAAACAATTATCAATTATGAATGCAAATGTAAGCATTTATCAAGATTCCGTGAAGGATAGTAGCGGAATTTTGACGTCTGAATCCAACGAAATGGGATTGTCTACTATTTTTAATTACAATGGGAATAATGTAGCTTTTATCAAGACCAGTTATGGTATTCTTATTAATGCCACTGATATGGCTCGCCCATATAATAAGAGACCTGTTGACTATTTAAGGCAAATATATGTAAATGAATTAGTTAGTACAATTGTGAGCCAGACACACATATCTGAGGATCAATTAGTTATAAAAATGAGAGGAAGCTCTGAAAACGGAGGAGGGACATGGTTGTATGAGGATGTGGCTATAGATTTCGCCCAATGGCTTGATGTTAAATTCAAAGTTTGGTGTAATTCTAAAATAAAGGAGCTTCTTACTACTGGTTTAGTGAAACTGCCAAATTTTAATAATCCTCCGGAAGCAGCAAGAGCATGGGCCGATGAGTATGAGGCTAGGATGAAAGCTGAGAAGGAAGTTAGATTAGCTTTGGAGGCTAAGGAAAAGATTGAGAAAGAGAAGAGGATGGTTCAAGCTGAATTAAATACAGCTATAGATACTATAAAGGAGAATGAACCGGTAATTGATATGTTTAAAAGGTCTATTCCAAGAGAGGGTGTCCTTATCCGTGAATCATCAAAATATTTTGAGCAATTTGGCTATTATATCGGGATTAAGAACATGTATCCGTTATTACAGGAATTAAAATATGTTTTTAGGAATGAGAGAGGTAGGATAGAAGCATATCAGTCCGCTCGTAATTATGGATTAGTTACATATGGGTCTGATCCCGGTGATGAATACTGGGAGGCTAAAGCCATGACCGTCATGATAACATTGAAAGGATTTGTTAAGCTAGAGGAGTTGTCAAGGAAGAAAAGAGATGTTTTTAAGAGATATGGACATTTCTATGATAATGTATGAGTATTGTAAGGATAGAGGCTTATAACCTCTATCCTTATTTATATACTACTCGTCCCATTGCTCCTAATAGCTCTTTATCATCCTGCTCCTTTACCTCTACATAATAATATCCCTTGAAACAAAATTTCTTTTGATCGGGATCTGACAATAACTTTTTATATTCCTCGAATCCTTCATCTGAAAGATGATAAGCCTTTCTTTTTTGCTGAAGTAATTCATCTGATTCTAATATCTGTTTTTTAGTAGCCATAATAACGTCATTTTTTTTATTTTACGATTTTTAGACGATGAGGTATTCTACCTACTCCACAAAGTTCCCCATTTTCTGATTTGACAATTTTTACTCCATCAATAGAATGATAGATGTTTTTTGTAGGATCATTCAAAAAATCTTTAAAACTTTCCAGTTCTTCATCTAATAAGAAAAATTCTTTCTTGCAAAGTTCAATGTCCATATAATGATTTTTTAAGGTTGTTATATATCTTGTAATAAATACTCTTCTATTTTCTTAGCCATATCAATAAGCATTTCACATCTAAGGTCGTTAAGATCCTTACAAAACCTCATTTCCTCCTCATGCTTTTCCTCCGGCGATCTGTTATCACTTACGCTGTAGCATGGTGATGAGTGTATCGGTATGGGCTTCATGGCATCTATGGCTAATTTGATAGCCTTTTCTTTGATATCGCTCATACTATTTTCTTTTTGTTCCCAGATCATGCCGCTATGAAGGCAATTAGGATCATCAGCATGATTTATTAAACAAATCCCTTTGTCGTGAAAACAACATCCCGTACAACTCTCTTCTTCTATCTCAGGGATAGCTATGTATTCTTTCCCTTTATATATTTTAACTTCTCCTTTTCTTATCTTATTCATCTTATTAGATTTTTATATCCTACATGTTTCAACTGCTCTTCGGTGGCTTTCTCCTTCGGGAACTTCCCGTGCCATTTACCGGGCACCACGACATCACGTCCGTCTGGGCTGGTAGCCAGCCTCCCGCATTCGCTGCACAGCCCCATGCCCTTGTACGGCTGTAGTTCCTTGGCATAGTCGAATTTATCCACCATATACTCGTTTGTCAACATCCAATAACTAGACGTAGCGGTATTATCAACGCAACCGCATTTAGCGCATACAAACAGGCTCATAGTAAGTTCTTTTTTGCTTCATTAAACAACCGTTCTACTAGATTCTCAAATTCTCCATCAGGCATATCTATTATGTCTTTTATCTGCACTTGTATTCTTTCTTTTGCTAAAGAATAGCAATTACTATTGACAGAGTAACGAACTACAGTGCCGTTTACGAAAATAAAATCATCTGGTTTTAAATCAGTCGTATAGCCATTTTTAGAAAACATAGGGATATGATGTATATCATCTATTCTTGTTATAAAAGAATCATTATATTTGGCATATTTTCCAACAATCCATTTATACTTCTCCTTTAGGTCAACTTGTATCTTGCTCATTTCTTCTTTTAACTGTTTTTCCAGTTCTTCAATCTTATTCATATCCTTCTATTTTATTTATCATCTCGAATATTTTCACCGCTATCAACGGCACTATGGCATTACCATAAGCCTTTATTGATTCTTTTCTCCATTTCCCGTAAGGAATGGTAAGGTTGTCCACATTAAAGGGTAGCCCATCATTTCCTCTACAAATAGGGGACTGAGTTGGAAAACTCTTCCATTGAGTCGATCCCCGTCCATCCCAATCACGGCAGGCATATTTCTTAAAGAGTCTGTTCTCGGTGCTCCGTTGCTTTTTGTCATCTTCCTTATCGTACAAGAACCTGTGTGATCTGAGGCCACTGGTGTCGGTAATAAGTCTCCGTATTTTATCCCTTGTTTGGGAAGTGAACTCAAATCCATGAATCTTGTCTTCCCGTCCTTGTCGCAAACCTTCAACCCTTGCGTCTGAACAGTCGGAAGCAATGAACCATATCCTATACCGTTTATGTGGCGCTCCGACACCGCAAGCTGGAACAATGATCGGTTGGACGGAATATCCTTCACGTTCAAGATCGTCGCAGATGGTATTGATGATATATTCTTGCTCAAGTATCGTTTCCTTGTAATTTTCTTCATCTTGATCACTTTTCGTTTCCACGTCAGTTTCACTACCGGGTTGAACCATATTGGTGATTCCAGCAACATTCTCGCCAATAATCCAGAGCGGTCTTGTCTCTCGTATGACTCTAAGCATTTCCGGCCAGAGATAACGGTCATCATCCGCTCCCTTTCGTTGTCCAGCGACGCTAAATGGTTGACAAGGGAAACCTCCGGTGAGCACGTCGATTTTCCATTTCCATGAAGTGAAATCAGTTCTTTTAATATCTTCATATAATACTGTTTTTGGAAAATAATATTTTAATACACTTTGACAGAATGGATCTATCTCGCATTGAAAGACATTGTTCCATCCTACCTCTCTAGCGGCTAAATCAAAGCCTCCTATACCTGAGAAAAGACTAGCGTGATTCATTTCATCTTATTTGATATTAATTTTTCTTTTATATGTTTAGATATATCAATTATCTCATCTTTTATATTGCAGTCATCTTTTAATAATGAACCAAATATACATGATATGGCGCCCTTTAGGCCTAGCGCTATCCCTATCTCCAATATTTTTTTATCGGTATTAGAGATTTCTACAGGTTCATATAATATTGATGATATGTTGTTAACGACGTATATTATATCATCTTCATTCATTGATGTAGATTTATCGACAATAGCTATAAAATCTTTTATAATCATAATATAAGCTATTTTTATTTCTTTTATCGTATCATCGCTTAGATGTCTATCTCTTATATGCCTTTCAACATACTTGTTTGCTAGATTCTCTATTTTGTTTGATTTGTCCATTTGTACTATCAATTATTTAGTTAATAATAGATCATAGTCCTCTTCATCTATACTCCCATTATTGTTGACATATATAATGAAATCATTTAAAAGCACGGACTTATCCTTGGATAAGGCTTTTATAATAAGCTCTCCATCATCTTTCAACATCACATGCACAGTATCCCAGATAACATATTTTTGACATTCTTTCTCAATCTTCTTGATTGTTTTAAGTATTATCTTATACGTCTCCTCATATCTTTTTACTATTCCGCACAGTTCAGTCGTATTATATTTACGTATAGCCGTGAATATATATTCCTTTTTACAATCCCAGCATTTTATCAGTTTTTCTGATCCGCACGCCTTATTCTTGTAGAAGAAACAGCCCTTACATGGCTCATTATGGTCGTAACTTAATACTACAAGCAGCTCCATGCCATTCTTGTATATCACGTCTCCTTGTTTCATCTTGTCTATTTTATTAATCTCATTATCAATATAGCAAAGTTGGATATTATCCATACTATAGATATCCAGAATGTTATACTCAACATAAGACCTATGTTCTTAGGTATAGGATCTACTCTCCTGAATGTAAGGATCATGAATACAAATGTCTTGAAGTTCATAATTTACGATATTTTTCTATATAGTTAACTATTAGATCCTTGACACCTTTAGGGACATTAATTAGCTTAAGGTTACCTTGGAATATATCCTTACCGTACTCGTCCATGATCACCCCGAATGAAGGATTCATGATTCTTGTCGATATACATATCGGTTGGTCGGTATCGAATCTGATAACGGCTACCTTCTTCTCGTTTATCGCCTTCTTTAGGGCTATATAAAGCTTATGACCTTTAACAATGTCACAATTACCTTTCATGATCTTAGACATATATATGATATGCTCTTTCTTCACATTGCTGAGATTGTCCATCAGTTTAAGATCTCCACCAACAGATTTCCATTTTTTGAAGCAAGATATGCATAGACAATAACTGGACTTGGCGTTCCTCGGCATCATCCTGCTGCTACCAGCGGGAACCGTATCGCCACAGCAGACGCACGTCCGGTCTTTGTTGGTGCGTACTGGGGCATAGCTGTTTATCGGGTATTCTTTTTCTTTAAGCATCTTTTTCTGTTTTCAAAATTATCATCACCATATTCATAATTAGGACAAGCCTTATTGCTTGGGCGTCTCGTATAAGTCTTTTGCTCCCTATCATATTTCCTGTTAGGGTTTATATAATGGTCGCACACTTGCCAAATGGAGCAGCATACTTTCCCGTATCTTTTCGCCCATTCCCGATCATGTAGATGTACACAAGTGGCGCAAGTTGGGTTCTTGAGCTTATCCTTATTCTCATCTATGATCTTATTGACCCGATCAAGAATAACATGCATTTTTTCAATATTTATGACGTTAAATGCGTCTGGGCATGGAAGATATGTCATTGAGCTTATATCTATGTCCATTTCCTTGGATTTATTGTAAGCTGATTTGTATTTCCTTCTCATCAAATCCTTTAATTGATTTACTTTTCTCTCATAAGTCCCCATATTTCACTCAGTTTTCCATCCTTGTTTTTTCAATAGATCCACCATCATCTCCTTTATCTTAGGGCTAATGGCTTCGGTAAGTATATCAGCGGCCAAGTTAATAGAGAAGCTTGTCATTCTAGATTCTCCTATATACTTCTCGCTGGTAACTTCTTTCACATAGTCGTGAATATCCTTGATCATTTCATTTTGAGATCTTAGGAGATCCAGTATCTTATCGAGTTTATCATTCATCTTTTTTCTCAAATATACCTGATAATAACCAGATAACCACTATCAAAAAGAAACACAACCCAAGCGCCTCATCCGGGTAATCATGCATAGCCTCTAAAATTCCCCTCATAACTTAACATCCATTTTGTTGATTATCTTATAAAATATATCTCTAGTCAGCTCAATATCGTAAGTAGCGTCATGGAGCTTATTCTCGTCGATCTCAATACCCATAGTTCTGGCTACGGTCATCAACTTAAAGTTCTCCATATCGTTTCTTACGCCCATCAGGAACGGTGTCACCATAACATATACATCCATACAGTTAGGATAGAACCATGATCCGAAATACTTATCCCCACATTGGGTAAATAAAGCCCGTAGGAAGTTGTTGTCGAATCCGGCGTTGTTATACCCCACCAAATACATTTTATCCCTCTTGTCGAACTTATTCACGTATTTGGATAATATACCAACTAACTGCCTGTACCCTTCTTCCATAGGCTGATACGACTGCACTTGCTCCAAGGTAACACCAGCCACATCCAGCGCCTCTTGCTCTATCGTGGCGGCAGGGTTCGGGGCTAGGCGGATGTCGAACCTCTCAGTCTCCTGCCCGTCGATATCCACGATCCCTCCTATTTGGTGTATCCCGCTGGCGATTTTGCTTTTTATCTCATCATTACTGAGATTAGCATCGTGCACTAATCGCTCATAGTCTTTATCGTCAAGAATTATCTGTTTTTTTAATGTTCATATCCCTAATATTTCTGCTACATAAACAAATCCATAACATATATAATTATCAGCGTCATGCTCACCCCAATTCACATGCCATACGACGGCGCACGGGAAATATAATGGCATATCCTCAGCCATAGGATCCTCTTTGAAGTCATCAATGTTTATCTTCTCCCTCCACCTCCACAGGTCTTGGATATCGTTCAAAATTAATTTCTCCATAACTATGACGGATATTAGATGTTAGTAATTCTATAGCCAAGCTGATCATGGCTCCCGCTTCAGTAAGTTGATTCATTTGGGCGTACATTTTATGCTCTGCACTACGATAAGCCTCTCTACTACTTATGGTGTCTAGTAAATCATCTATAGCGTTTCTAAGAAGATCGGTCATCCCATGCCCTCCTATGCCCTTGAAATAATAAATATCACGACCAGCGTAAAACATGTCCTGATATCTTTTAGCTACATACTCTATCCCGGATAGATGGTATTTCTCGTTGTCTATCTCCACCTCTCCTTCTTCTATAGCTCTCAACAACTTCCAATCTATCTTTACATCAGCTTGACGATTTTTTACCTTTACATAGGCATATCCGCCATAATGAGAACCCAGCGTCCTCATCGTAAGTTCATTGACTTTTTGTTTGTCTCCATCCATAACAATCTGGTTTTTAATGTTGATACAAAAGTAAGATTTAAACAAAAATAAAAGCATGAATAATATAAAAATAATATTAATCATGCTTAAATATAAATATATCCCTTCTAGTTCTCACGGATATACGTATTCGTACTCATCTGGAGGAGATGTCTTATATTCAACATCGCACTCCATATTGGTGTAATAGTTATCCCCTTTTCTGTATACTAACGCTACCCAACAGTCATATTTTTTGCTGTATCCTATAAGAGGGACATTAGCCATAGGCGGATTATCCTCTGTTTTGTATCTTATTCTTGTTACTTGTTTCATATTTTCATGGATATAAATATTCATATTCTTCCGGTGGATATGTTTCAAATTCGGTGTCGTACTTCATACAAGTGTAGTACTTGTCTTTGCTTCTGTACACTACTATCCACGGACAGTCATATCTTTTGTTGTATCCTAAAAGAGGAACACCTTCCATAGGAGGCTTATCTTTCGTTTTGTACCTTAATTTTGTTATTTGCTTTATGCTCATATAATCTTATGTTTAAGTAATTCCATCATCATCGAAAACAATGTGTCTACAAGAAGTTTCTCGCTACTCCAATATATAGGGATCTCATCTATATCTCTATACGTTACAGACCATGCATGTTCTAGCTTATAACATTCGAATGTACAACCCTCTATCTCATATGGGAGTAAATTCAGTAACGTCCCTACATCCCAAACAGGGTTGGATATATCCGGGGTAACGGCCTCGATCAGTCCTATACGACCAGCGTCATCCTCCATAGAATGTAATTGATCCAGATACTTGTCTCTGAAACCGATGGCGGTGGAGATAGGGAGGCCGGCCTCGACCAGCACCCTCCCCTGTTCTTTTGTGGTGAATATCCTTTCTTTCATCTAACCCTTGATCTTTTTCTCTACAGTAACGATCGTATCATTATGCCATCCCCCATGAGCCACGAGAAGAATCTCCTGCTGCTCGAAACCAAGACCGGCCCCTATACCGCCGGAGTTCCATGCGCAGGTAATGACCACCCCGCCTTTCTTGGTGATCCTAGCTATCTCATTCTTCTGCCTAGCCCAATAACTAGATTGCGTTGTTTGCATATTAACAGATCTTCCAAGTCTTTTATACGACTCAGATACCTGCCTCGGAGAATATGGTGGATCATATAATACCATATCAGCCATATTATCCTTAAGACCACGCAGGAAGTCTGTGGCGTCTTTATGATACATAGCTTTAGTATCAGGGTCAAGATCGTTGGTGATTGTCCCTATATCGCTGTTTCTGGCGAATGGATCCACTATAACCATCCCCTCTTCTCGATATTTATCTATAAGTTCCCTTATCGGTTTTATGCTGAATGTCTCGCTGTTCGGCATTGACCATTTCTTGTTTATAATCATCTCTTAACTCTGTTTTAAATTTAAGCTTCATAGTACTTCTAATTACCTTCGTCCCTGTTGTCCTATATTTATAACTCTCAATTTATCATATTCCTCTGAAAGAATCCCATGATCAAACAATTTGTTAGCGTCTATCTTAAGACTTCTATAATTGTCAGTTATATTGATATCACTCCACAAGTTCAATTTTCCCTTATCATCCAATTGCATATGGATAAAACCTTTTGTCACCTTCTTTCCGGCTTTAAGAGCCTCTACGTCTTTATCGGTAATCTTTTTCATGCTTTCGATATTTTATCATTATAGTTAAATTCATCTTTCATTCTGATCTTTATACCTCCATATGATAATTCCTTATGAGCTGTAACAAAATAATCAACCGCATCTTCATCTAATAAACTATGCGGACACCTTTCCCATACAGGGTTTTGATCTAGATGACCCCATGTGGCTACAAGTAACCTATTCTTGTCATTATCAATAGCTATTTTGTATGTCCCTGTAGTAGCCTTACGTTTAATGATCGCTCCATTTAACATCTGTTTCTTAGCCCAGCTCCATGAACCTCTCAACCCAAATGTTTTTATAACCCAGTCATTTATCTTCTTCATTTCAAGTTATTTGTTAAAAGTGTAATATAAATATAAATACATAAATTGGATAGGACTATTCACCATACCCTTATCAGTAGGATCATCGTATTTTTCAAGCCAAAAACGAAGCGCCTCCCAATCGATATCCTTACGGTCACATACCATGCAGGCTAGGTTAGCCCCGAACAGCTCCCCGCCGCCGCTCAACGACCTGTTAAACCTCTTGGCTAGTCTTCTTTTGAATCCCTTATCATACCATATCCCGGAGGTAGCGGCATAGCAATAATAAGCGTTGTACTTCATTTTCACGCCCATCCTATCAAATAAAGACGTATGCCATATCCGATCCAGAAAGAACACTATTCCACGATATATGAAAGTCCGGAGATTCTTCCTGTATTTCTTCCCTAAGAAGCTATCCACGCAAGATATAGTCCCGCCTGAATAGTACCAGTTATTGGCACCTCTCTTGACCTTATCCGTCATCTTGAACTTATTCTTTCTATCCTCTACCCTATCCCAAGGCTTTAATTTATCCTCATTAAATGTCGGGCAATAATGATAGTAATGATTGATCCATGACAGATATGGGTTGTATATCGTGTATCCATTATCGCTGACATATGAGTTCATATCATACCCAAGTTCCTTGGCTAGAATAGATCCCTCATCAGCTAATACCTTTAATATCGGATTTAAGTTCCATATCTGATCTTGGCTAACAAACATCGAATAGCATGGGTCTTCATCCTCTCCATACCATCCACCCATCCCGCTCACTATTTTATCCAAATCAAGTGAATAATCTTTCCCGGATGAAAAGTCATCTCTAAGAAAAAAACCTCTATATGGGATCATATCATGTATGCCGGGTTGGTCGTCAAATATGAACTTAGCGTTCTCGGTCAATCTAATCAATGTTTGCAAGACAGAGGATATATCTATGGGTGCATATTCACACCCATAGACCTTATTATTTATCCAAAGATATTGAAGAAGCTCGGCTATATTAATAGTCCCGTCCTCCACATATCCTGTCTTGTTATCGAAGTTTATTTTGGCTAGAGGTATATTACTCCCTTGTGGTTGGTCACTTTTTTCATTACAACAATGCACGAACCTGCCAAAGAATATATCCTTCCAGCCAAAATATTTATCCCTTATCGTCATAAGCCTATTTCTTGTCGTATAACGACATGACGTTAATAAGATCAGCTTTTCTGGCCATCCCCTCAAGTTTATTAAAGCCATCCATGTTATCACCGCTGACGATGATAGTAGGATATACCTCTATACCGTACTTGGATATTTCCTCCTCCGTGGCTTTGTTCTCCGGGATCTGGTTTAACGTGACCTCACCCTCATACTCCTGTAATGTGTTGGCGATAATATATCGCATGTAGTCGCTGTATTCAGTGTCTTTCTTCGTGAAAAAATCAATTCTTACCATCTCAAATAGTTATTAATCTGTTAATAATCAAATCAGCGGTAAATATAGCATTATCTACCTCATCTATACTCATCTTTCTCCCATCGAAATTGTTAGATAATAAATCCTTAACAATCTGATATCTACGCTGCTCCCAATTTACGTCTACATCAAAATTCAGATTCTTTACATAATCATAATTTAATTCATTATAACTGTAACTGAGATACTTAACTATCGGGAATAGGCTATCATCAATAGTGCGCTTGATTACATTAACGTATTTACCTGTTCTTTTGTCGATAGCTCTTAATCTCTCATCTACTACTCTTTTTCCTGACTCTTCCATTCTATAAGCCCTTTGTTATGTTTATCGTAATATAATAACGCTATGGCGTTCCAGCATACGGCGGATAGATGCATGAATCCCTCCTTATCATATCTCTCCCCTTTCGTATAAGCAACCAAGTGTCTCATGAGTGCACCTAGATAACGATTGAACCCATCAGGTATATCCTGCCATGAGTTATCAGCGTACTTCTTGGCACCTTCCGTATATACCCTCACGATGTCCTCTATCTCAGCCAAAGGAAGGAGATCCCACCGGAGTTTACCGTCGGCCCGGTCGTCCTTCCCCGTCCCGTCCTTGCCTGGCAGCCCACCTCCTTTATTGGCGTCCTCATTCCCATCTGGCTGGATGATCTCCTCCGATAAGGCCTTATTGCTATTCATTACTATCTCCTCCGCCTCATCCTTGTCTATAAGCCGTTCCCTTATAGCTATATGTAGCGGCAATACCTCATCCTCTCCAGCCCACATGAAACCATATCCCTTTGGATATAACGTTGATAATTTCATCGTACCTGTATTATCCGCCGTTCTTTCAACCTCCCAGATCTCACCCTCGCAAAAGACCTTGTCAAATTTATTAAATTCGTATTTCATATCCTTTCCCCTCCCTCTTGGTGTATTCTTATTGCTACATCATCATCAAGTGAGGATAATGCTTTAATATGTAATAATATATCTCGTTCATCGCTCTTATTTTTCCCTGCAATACATGATAAAATATTACCATTCATTTCTATTGTAGCCCATCCTTTTATGACAGGTTCGTGCCTCTTCAGCTTAGCGGCATCTTCTCTCGTTATCCAATATTCTTCAAAGATTATGTCTGGATACATAGCTTTTATTTCCTCCCCGGTTTTATACCACGTTGCCATATCTCATGTTTTTAATTAATAAAACTCGCTTAAATCCCTGCATTCTGGTGTCTCTCCTGTCATAGAGTAAAGCTCACCAGATGATAGATGCACGCAATGAACGGTCTTCCCGTCTATATACTCACTTCGCTTCGTGATCCCACAAATAGCGCAGCGTTGGATCCCCGGACCCGCCTTTATCCATGAGTGCCGTACGCTCCTCTTCCTTGTCCTGTTGGTGTCATTAAGCTTTCTCATGATCAATCCTCCAAGACCGTTACAATCTTATCTTTCCCGATAATAACCTCATTTCCGCTTCTCACATCAAAGCATCTCCCTTCATCTGCCTCCTTTCTTTCAAAAATCCCATCATATCCTCCACGCTAAGCTGGAATCCGGCAGCCGCCTTATGGCCTCCTCCACATGGGTTGGCCTTGCGTGCCAGCGCCGAGACATCCACCTCCTTCTTGGTGGTATAGAACGAGCATCTGAAGAATCTGCCGTTCCAGCAAAATGGCATCATCAAATCATGTTTTCTAGGATCGTACATAGACTCGAATGTGGTGGAGTTAAACTCCGTAGTATTCATACATATCGCCTTGTATCCAAATATATCTGCCTCGAATGAGAACATCTTCATTTCTCCTCTGTTTTTCTCGATGATATATTCTATTATGGCCTCGCCATTTCTTATCATATCAGAAACAAACTCGCCATTCGCCTTGTTTAGCACCTCCCTGACCATGTCAACGTCAAGCCCGCAATACCCTCTCATCCCATATTGGAATGAAAGAACGTCACTCCATTCGAAGCGATCATGATCCCATACATCATAAGCGCTCAATAATTTTACCACGTCAGGGGTTTCGATATCATCGAAAAGATATTCCCACGTAAGCTCACAAGCCGCCGTTCCGATACGTCTTTTGCCTTTGACATTATAGTCCTTCACAGCTTCTATCGCCGTCTTATGGTGGTCTATCCATGTGACATCTATCCCCTTGTCTTCCCATTCGTCGAATAAGAATCTCGTTCTATCGCCAAATGACACGTCAACTACAAACACCTTATCATATTTATTCACGTCAGGTATTTCCTTGCCGTAATTGTAAGGAAGAAGATCAATGTCCCCTTTGAAATACTTTTTTACTATAGCCGCTGACATTACTCCGTCAAGATCAGCCTCATGATATATACATCCTGTCATAATCTGTTGTTTTTGATTAAAAAATCTATGTATTCTTTTATATCCTTGTTCCTGTCATTATCCCAGTCAAATGTCTCGTTTATGAATTTGAAATACGATACTGGAATCGAATGAAACATCCATCCACAATACTTGCCGAATGTCATCACCGTAGATCCAAGGGGATGATCCGGCCTTCCGAGAACAGGGGCGGCGGTTACGCCCTGCGCCAGCCCCCTCCTACGATCTTTCTTGGCGGCTTTGATATCCAGATCTGTTTTCGTTTCCTTATTCCCCATCGGGATATTAGTTATTAGCTTATCGCCGATAAACATTCCCCATCCATACCCCTTGTAGTTCTCTATACTAAGTTCCCTTATATCACCGAACCTTGACGAGTTGTTACAACAATCAACGACCAAAGCACTATCCTTTCCGTCTTTTATACGGACTGCCCTTCCAAGCCACTGATAAAACGACGAGAACGAGAATGTCGGCCTTCCTACTATCACGCAATCCAGACCCGGATGATCGAATCCCGTACCGAGGGCGGAATAGTTGAACACTACCTTCGTCTTACCTGACTTGAACCCCTCGACTATAGCCTCCCGCTGTTTCTTTGGCGTGCCTCCGTGAACCACTTCCGCCATGCCAGCGCATATCTTTGCGTTCATCCATTCGGCGGCGGTATTGCAGCTCTCAACAGAATCCATAAACACCAGTATAGATCTGCATACGTCTTTTAATACCATCAACCGACGTAAAATAAGGTTGTTTAAGCCGTTTTTTCTCACCGCCTCACTAATAGACTCGGCCGTATATTCGGAGCCGTTAGAATTAAGTTTAAGGGCATCTCCATTGAAATCCCATGTCTCATATTTAAGAGGTGTCCAAAATCCTTGCCTTATCATCTCCTCCACCTGTATGACATGGATTAGGTTCTTGAAATATACCGGTCTCATACGAGTGATGAAATTAAGCTGGGAATATGACACCTGCCCTATCGACATCGTTTTAAGCCTGCATGGTGTAGCGGTAAACCCTATCACCTTTTTCGGTTTCAGTTCATTCATGAATGTCATGAACTCACTGCCGTCCTCCGGGCTATACCCGGCATGAGCCTCATCTATCAACACGTTCCTGATCCCCATCTCCTTAAGCTGACCAACAACCTTCTTGATAGACCCTAACGTGGCGTATATCATGTTAGACAGTTCTTTCTTTCCACAGGAAGCGGAGTAGATGGTAGCCGGTATGCCATACGACGTTATCTTGTTGTGGTTCTGTTGCAGCAATTCTTTTGATGGTTGTAAAATCAGCGTCTTATCTCCCATCAATCTAGCCGCCTCTGCTATCAGCAGTGACTTACCGCAACCTACAGGACCTACGATCAATACCGGATCATGTCTATCAGAATTTATGTAATCGGAGATACTTTTAACACACTCCTCTTGATATGGTCTTAATTTGTAAATCATTTGGATTTGTAGTTATCAAAAACGTCTTTTACGTACTCTAGTCTTATAGGGCATTCCCGACCATCATCCATCTTCACCATCAAAGTCTCTTTGGTCTTGCTTATGGCTATCACCTCTCCTACTCCTATCTGGGTATGGACTATATCGCCTAGCTTTATATTACATTTGATCATGGTCAAGCTTTTTATTAAATTCCTCTATCTTGCTCCTGTCTGTCTCCTTGGTCATCTTAGCCTCTTCCTTAAACATATCATACCCTTCCCGGATATTGTCGCCAACCATATTCTCTATCATCTCCCTTAGCTCATCGCTTCTTACGGCAAAAGATATCTGGAATGATTTACTTGTGCCTTTCATCAGGTAATCAATCTCCTTCTTACATTCTGTCATTAACCGATCCAGATTATCGAACTTAACGAACTTGGAGTTGCCATTGGCTTTTCTTACCCCATCCTTGAAATCCTCCAATATCCCGTTAAATACATCCGCCATACACATCATGGAATGTAGCCATACCAGCATATTGAATTTATATTCATTATCAGCATTATTCATCAAGCCTATCAAAGACTCACTTTTTGTCAACATGATTTTAGATTCTCGATCTACGATATCCTTTATCTCTTGCCGGTATTTCATGGCGCCAACGAAATCCATCTTAGAATAACATTCATTTGATTTCTCTACCAATTTCCTGATATCCTTTCTAGACATCAGAAGATCCAATACCTGTTTTTCTCTTTCGTTTTTATCCATAATCATTTATTTATTGACACAAATATAATTAAAGCCTAGATATTTACCTAGGCTTTTTAATAAAGTTAATCTTTTTTATTCTTTCTTTTTGACTCATCCCAATCCGATGAGTACCTGCATGTCCCTTGTTTGTGGATCGAGAAATCGCACCAAAAACACAAGGGCTTGGGGCGGGGTTCAAGGCAGGCCGGCTGACGTCCCATGAGGTAGCGCTTCTCGTACTTATACCCCTGTTTGGCGTCGTCCCAAACGTGAGCTTGATAGCTATCTATTTTATTTGTCTCGAAATCATACATGTCAAGGAGAATATCGTTAAGTTCCTTGACCGATCTCTCTACTTTCTCCTTATCTACCTTCACGTTCTGATTGTCCAGCATGCGGGTAAAGAAATAGCTGCACATATCCGGCAATACCTTATATTTTCTGAGTATGTAAAAGGCGTATATCGGATGTTGGAGATTATGAAGCAGCTTATCTTCATCGAATAACTTTCTCCCGGACTTCCAGTCTATCGTATACATGGCTATCCTGTCCTTTGTCTTATACTCTCCACGCCAATCCACCGATCCTATGATATGTACCTTATCGTACGTCACGCCATCCAAGGTAAGGGGCTTGGGTAGCTTATAGGGCAGGACGAAGCTCTCCTCCACGCCGGCCGGTCTCGACCCCCGGACCACCTTCTCCATTGGCGTAAGATCAGACCATGCCTTCTTATAATTGCCAGCAGCATCCTTCTCAAACAACCCCACAATCCATCTTATTAGCCTAGCCGCATGTTGCATAGACTCGATCTGGGATTTTACGCTATCAAAAGGGATCTGTTCTATATCGGCGTAGTAATTGAAAGCCTTACTCATATCCTCATAAGAAGGTCTGCATCCGTTCTTGAAGAAATACTCCATTGTCTGGTGGATAACCGTACCATATGACGTAGCTTCGTGCTTTTCCGTGGATCTGTGACCCTCCACGTAAGTCTTATACCATTTATATGGGCATTGGATGAACGTGTCTATCTGCGAGTAAGAGGCGGCGAGAACCTTCTCTCCGTTTATAACCTTACATAATAAGTTATTCTCCGGTATTACCATAAAGCTTATCTATTTTTATGTCATGTCCGTATAGGTCCATTAACAGGTTTTGTAGATGGTGAAGATTCTTAATCTGAATAGGATCGCTTAGATCGTCTTCCAGATCCCTAAGCCCAAGATAATACCCATCATCAAAAATCTCTATAGATATTCCATAGCCTCGATATACATCCCGCCCCTTATCACGCTTGAAATAGATAGTATCAAGTATATTATCATCTATCTCAATAGGTATGACATCATCTTCCCCGGAATACCATTTCATTATCCCATCATCAACCTCACATTCAAGGATCAATGACTTACTTTCATTACGCATACCAGTAACGCACCCTACTCTCCATATATTGCCAGCCTTGTCTTTTACAAGATCCCCTATCCTTAGTTCTTTAGCCGAAATCATACTCGTCCTCCTCGTTGTAATCGTCATCGCAATCATCGACAAGAGGGGTCTCTAGCCCCTCTTCCCAATCATCATATCCGAAGTCCATTACTTACTCTCAAGCCAATCGTACAACATATCCACAAAAATCCCTACAGTTAGTTCATCGACAGATTTATCGCCAAAGACATCATCCGGTATCCTTATATCCATCTTTTCTTCAATCCCTATCAATACCTCTAATAAATCAAATGGATCCATAGCTAGATCGGATGACAAATTACTGTCTTCTCTTACATCGTCAATTACCTCTATATTATTAATGTAATTGAACTCATGCATTTTCTCGAATATCTCTTCCCTCACTATCTCCAATAACTCATCTCTTTTCATAATCCTTTAAATAATTGTACAACATATTTGTAAGCTCTCCTACCGTCAATTCGTAATAAGGCTTGACATCAAGCACTTCATCAGGTATACATCTACCAGTTCTCTTCTCCATTTCCATTACGACTTCCACGAAATCAAGGGAATCCAAGGCCATATCCGCGCCCAGCTCATCATTATTGGTTATCGATTCAGGATGATTAAACCCATTAAATTCACCTACCTTTTCGAATATCACCTCTTTTATCATTCTCAATAATTTATCCTTTTCCATAATCTAAATCGACATTTTCAATCTTCTACCTAATTCTTTTTTTATATCCGATATCCTTTCGATATCCATCTTAACATCGCCTGTGATAGCGTATTCCTTATCCATTCTCTTTGGGGGATCCGGAAGCCGGCTTATGGCGAACAACCATGCCAGCTCCTTGTTCTTGTTCTCCCTAAGATACAAGTCAGACGTCATGCCATACATTTTTATGATCGTATCGAATAACGTTGATTCCGATAAACTCATATGCACGCTATACACATTTGATGGTTTCCAGATCAAGTTATCCAATCTCATCGTATATTCACGTTTAAGATCTATGTGAGATATTACGGCCCTTACTATAGGTTCTTCCTTGAAGTTGGTGTTAGCCACAAACCAGATAAGCCTTTTTTCCACCTCCTTGATAGCTCCTGTATCCTTACCCATATCGTTATATACCCCAACGATACGGTCCCGGATCCCCTCGACCTCCGGTGTCAGACCGGGTGTCTCTATCAGCATCAGCAGCGATCCTCCCCTTGGCGTTATCTTCCACTTCCCATTCTTCTGAAGCTCAATATAACCAGATGCTTTATAACTATCTATTTTCTCCTTTGGAATGGTGTTAGCCATCTCTTCTTTTTGCCGGATCATCAAAAGATATCCAACATCAGACATCGTTAATCCTGATGTCATCATCTGTTCAAAATTTATATACATATGTAAATAAGTTAAAATATTGACCTAATCTTTCTGGCTACCCTCTCGACTATATCGGGATGATCATTTCCGTTATATATATCTATTAGCGTATCTATTATATGTAACCTTATGTTTTTCTTTGATGAATGAAACCAAAAATCTCCATTTTTTCTGTTTACAGGTTTGAACATCTTCAGTTCTGGTATAAGATAACACGCCACACATGATCTTTCAGCAAGTGATAATTCAACCGCTGTCCTTTCTATTGCTATGCATATAAACGCATAATTATCATTCTTTATTAGATTGTAAGCTCTTCTCAACACCCTAAGGGCGTCTGCTTTCGATAATCTCTTTCCCTTTTTCATATTGTTTTACTGTATAAGATTCATTAGCCATACCAACCCTACCAACTGATATAGATTGATTTATAGATTGGTTAAGATGCCCTACAACCGACATCTTAGCCCTAACCGTATTGGCGCATCTTAGAAGGATTCGATAATCCTCTAACGCCCTCTCGTATCTTACGTCCACCCTAGCCCTTTTATCGGCGTCAGTCATGCTCTTGCATGTCCCGTCCTCCCTCAAACTTATAGCTATCTTATCCCGTATGATCCTGATATCATCCTCGGCTATCACCAGCTCGGCGTCAAGAACGCCCTTGTAAGAGCTAAGAAGATCCTCTACCGCCACTACCTCCCGCTTCAAGTTCTCCAATTCCAATACCATTGAGTTATCGTTCATTCTTTTATACTCCTGTACTTTATTGGATACCTCATCACAGATGCTCATGATCTCCTTCTCCCTGTCCCGATTTATGATATACCTGATACTGTATTCGGCCATTTCCTTTAATGAGGATATGATCTCTCGTATGCCCATTTTGTTTTCGGTGGAGAAATTGGCTTTTAATAACATCTCCATCCCTTTTATGATGACAAGCAAAAAATTTTTTCTCAATCTCATGCTTAATAAGGTGTTTCGTCATGTACTACATTGAAATCATCACTGGGCGGTATATATTGTTGCTCCAACGGGATACTGGGAGGCGGGGGCGGTAGCGTCACCACAGTCGTGTCCGGCTTGCCGCTACCCACTGGGGCGTCCGAGCCTCCCGGTCTTTCTTGGCGCACCACCCCTCCATCAGGATAATATCGCTCATATCCTTTCATGATATCTACATGTATCGCATCAATCTCCTCTAATGACCGTTGACGGACCTTTACGATATGATGGAACAATAATCCATCCACACGGAAGGATCGTCTTGACTCGCTCTTGAAACGTTCCAGATTAGGATACCATCCTTGCGGAAATTGCATGTATGAGGAGTACCCGTATCTTTTCGGTATATTTAACGCTACCATAGCCGTACATAACTGTCCCAATGTATCTGATTGATAAAAATCAGATTGCTTTGGCATATGATCCTTTGGATCCCGCCGTCCTTCGATATCACGATTGAGTTGGGATATTATAAGAAAGAAAATATTAGGAAAAGTTCTTTTAGCGATATTACACATGGTTATCAACGAGTCGATATTTCTTTTGGCGTCTCCTGAACCTTGTACTAGAGCCGTATGATCTATAGACACGAATACCATTTTCTTATCCTTGTTTATTGGCATATACTCATTCCATAGAAAGTTTTGAAGCTCATCTACGGTTGATGGTTTAGGGATGTATGTTATTCTGCTAGAGTTCTCTTCTCTAAGGCATCTCTGCATTTCTTTTACCTCATCTTCTGACATCTCGTTAAGGAGTATATCTTGTATGTCTTTCCCCATTTTTTTTGATAGTGAACGTAACATCAAATCTTCTGGGTTCATCTCAAACTCACATCTTAACCATACATAATCATCTGCCTGTGGATTGATATTGACATTCATCACATTGCTCATGATTTTTTGCGCCAGATAAGATTTGCCAACTCCGGGCCTAGCGCCTATAGCCACCGCATGTTGTGGGTAGAACCCGCCCAGTAACGCCTTGTCAAGATAAGCGTATCCAGTACGAGCCGGGAGAAGCTCTCCCGACTGATACTTTCTTATCCTCTCATAGGCATCCATGATAATCTCCTTGGATGACCTCCATATCCTATCCTCACTCATCCTCTCGCGTTTCTATCGCCAGCCGTATCGGATTTAGATCCTCTGTTAGCTGATCTTGATTTATATTTTAACCCCTTAGCCGTATGGCATAGATCCTTCCCCTTCCGATAAGCCTTACCCTTTAGCTTATCGGTCTTGTAGTTCTTGCGACCCAACTCCCGTCTCTTGGCTTTCTGCTCAGGTCTGGCGTTGATCTTCTTATCCGTCTCAGCCTTCTTCTTTCTGGCTTCCGGATGTGTTCTGTAATATTCAGTCGATCTCCCCATCCTCGTCCTCCTCATCATAATTATAATCCTCTACGATAATATCCTCTCCATCTAAATATGAGGCTTTATCTCCGAGTCTGCTTCTCATGCTCTCGTAAGGATCATCCCCATCTTTTATTTCCCACACACATAAGTGCGGACCTATTATATCAATAAGCATGTTGGCCTTATCCTCGCTTATGCCTTTTTCTATCATCTTATCTCTGCATTTGTAAAAACCACATGTCTTGTTAAACACTGATCCTCCTACATAAAACCCTGTCTGTTTGTGAATGAAAATTACTTTCATGTTCTGTCAATTTTTATTAATAATTATTTTTTGTAATCACCGTAACTCATGTCAGCGTCACACACCACCAAGTCAGTTACCTTATCCACTACATGGAATAGATGCTCCGGACATCCGTGGCATGCGCTACCGCCTATCGCTATCGCCTTATGCCTAGGGCAGTTATTCCCCCTCCCTCCATCATATATCTGTATCCGATTATCACTATATGTCTTGATATGTCTCATGATTTTAAGTAATGATGGCAAAGACATCTTGTAAGGGGATATATGCTCCTCCGGTATCATAAGCTCACCGGATAGTTCTTTGTAAAGATCATGTCTATCATGTCCTGTTTTTATTAAGAATACGTTGATCTCGGTCATTACCATATCCATAGACCTAAGGAGATCCGGCTTGGCTAACCTACCTACAGGTTTACCCGTAGAATCGGATCTCATCCAAGCCCCACACTTCTCGCACCCAACTTGCTTTCCCTCCACCGTATTTATCATAGTGGATGGGGCCTTGCAATACGGGCATACGGATCCGTTTAACATAGCTTTCTGGGCTAAAGATAGCTCTCTCATGCCTTTTCTTGTATTTTGACATTAAATAGATCACAGAATCTATTAAAATTCCTGTTCTCTATTCTCATATCCTCCTCATACCTGTCAACTGATTTGATGAAATCATTATAACAGTCCTCGCACATCCATTGATTGATTACTACTACATAATAGCCCACGGATGTAGGTCTGTTACACATATCGCAAATACCTAAGCACCCATATCTGGTGAGCTTATCCATCATCTCCTGTCTTGTTATTTCAAGCACCTTGAATTTCTTGTAATTGTCAACTACCTTTGCCATTGTAAATTTGTTTAATAATAAAATAATCCGCTATATCCATTCCCTCATTTATATTGGGTTTTGATTCTAGAAAATCACTTATCTCTATATTCATCCCCCTCATATCCTTGTCTACCTTCTTTCTCCATTCGTTGAAAGCGTCGCCCTTATCCGGGTACAGGACTATCCGCCTCCTACCCAATGTCTCTATCATCTCCCTTTTCAGCATATGGATACCGCCACAGGCCATAAACAACCTACTAGGGTACACGATGTTACAGGTAACAGCCGTCTTCTCTGACTCTACTATATACACCGGAGCGTCATTGGGATAGAAGTTGATAAGAAACTCCCCGAACAGGCATTGCCTAAGCAGGTAATCCTGACCGTCCAATATATGCACCCAACATACATGATCCATGGGAACCTTTACCCTCTTCCCGTCAGGCCCGTAGTCCATTATCTTCCCGGTCCGCACTACCCAATTCTTATCCAGTTGCCAGAACACACAGCACTTACCCCAGTCCCCGAATCTCATCATCCCCACCTTATACAAGCTAAATGCCCTATTGGTATGATACGATCCGAAGATATTGGATAGATAATCCTGAAGATCGGATGTCTCGAAAGGATTAAGCGTCTCAAACATCTTGCTTACCGGAATGCAGTTGGCTATATCCGGATCCATAGGAGGTCTGTACCTCCTTAATACTTTGTTTGAATCGGTAAAAAGATCATTGTTCCCAAGTTCGCTCCCTGTTGGATATTTAAAGTAACCACATTTATTTTTATGATCACACACCCCAAACTGCTCTCCAACGATCTGACCGGTGGTTACGTCCACGTACGGCGTAAAACACTTATCCTTGCCGCATTGCGGGCACGTCAGCTTCCTCCTTGGTTTGCTATGATCCAGCTCATACCGATGAACGCTCTTATTGAACTCCCTAAATTCCATCACCCTCTCCTCTCATTCATGACTCTATATATATAGTCCCTCAGCGGCTCTTTCCTTACCAACTTATTAACATCAAACTCGCCTTCTATATCTAAGGATCCGATTCTTGATGTAACCGTATAATTAGTTTTCTCGAACTTATACTTTCCTTGAAGATATACTACGGTAGCCATATTCAATATAGGGTTGTCAGTCTGTCTCTTCAACTTATATTGGCTGGTCTTTGCGGTAGGATCACCCGGAGCGAAGTTATATATCTCCTCTATCTCCAATATCTTTCCATAGTTCTCTAATATCATTCTTCTATATAACTCAAGTTGGAAAGCATACTCGTCATAGAAATTGCCTTTCCTGTTTGATTTGAAGTCCAATATAGCGAATATCCTCCTGCATCTCTTTATCTTCTTTTTCTCCGTCTTAGGCTGACCTTTCTTGGCTCCCGTCTTATAGAACTCTCCTGTCTCGACCTCTATCTCCACCATCTCCGGCTCGCCATCCATCTCCACCACTGCGTCCACCGAAGAAGCTACTTTCAATCTCCTTGACCTCAACATCTTTTCGATCAATACAGGTTTTACATGTCTTTCCTTGCAGAATATGGCAAATGATATCAGATCCTCTATCAGTTCATCAATGTTATCCACTAATATCCGCTCCATCCTATACTTGTCTATTCTTAGCTTGGCTTCCTTGACCACCTTCCTGATCCATGTCGGGATCAGCTTTATGTTAACCCCGGTCAGATACAACCCAAATAGATAATGCATGATAGTACCCAGATCAGCCCTGTAGTTAGCGTACTCATTAGGATCCTTACCCTTGAGCCTCATCTCATTCTTCCACTTCTCCAAGGCTCCGGACGTATCACAATACCCATTGGCGATATTGTTAGTGGCTCCATCGTATATGATAGGATACCCATCAACATCCATCTCATAATACACACGTTTGCCGGCGACAGTCATTCTATATAACACAGGTGTCGGGATATCCTTTATCCATTCAGCGGCATAATACTGTTGCTCTGTCTCCAGATCATACTCAACCTCCATCTCCTCATTAGGCTCGTTTTTAGGCTCTTCAACAGGCTTTTCCTCCTCGACCATATCTTTCTTCGGGGCCGTTGATAAAACGTCTAATATGCCAAAGAAAGCGGTAAATTTAGGATCTGTATGATATGATCTTAATACTGGTAATGATGATCGCCAATAATATGACGACGCATTCTCGTCCTTTATCTTGCCTAAAGCCGAACATCCTATCTCTCCATCATCCGCAATAGCCACATTGTGTCTCTCGGATAAACGAACTTTCATCTCATCAAACAATTCTTGATCGCTTATGACTTCTATGATCGTCCCATAACTATATACTGTGTCACTTATAGCCTTATATCCTAGGTCTAAAAGTAATCTTTGTTTTCTTCTATCCATGATAATAATCTGGTTTTTAATTTACCATCCTCCTCGACTTCAGGTGCGAGATCCCTCATCCGTCTGGCTGCCAACAGCCATACGTTGCCAAACTCGTCCAAGAGCCGGCTGAAATCCATCGTATCTAACAGATAATCGAATTTTGCATGCTCATCAACCGTCAAGTAGATAATGTTATCATTATCCTCGGCAACTGATTTATATTTCCGTTTAGGGTATAAGTGGCATATGTTGCTTACCCCCGGGCATGGTATGTATGCGCCGGTAGCAGATCTCCTTGTCATACTCAATCTAGCCACATGGGCGCCAAAGAAAACGGCTAGGCTCTTCCCCTTTGGCTTGGCCTTCACCCGTATCGCCGCCCTTTCCTTTGGCGGTAGCTCCTTGGCTCTGCACGCGGGACACAACCCCTTACTCCTTATGGTTACCATCCTCCCACATCTCTCACACGGTAACATCCTACCTCTCATGCCTTTTTCTTTTTATAACTTTTGTTGAACTCCATAAGGCTCATAGCCCTATACCTCTTAAGCCTATTAATCTTACCCTCAGTCCAATCTTGATCCTTGAAGTTGATGATCGTATCGAATATCTGAGCTAGTTCCCGGATATTAAAACTCCTGTTTTGTATCTTCTTATAGAACCCCGATCTGCTATATCCTAATTTAGAAGCTAGATAAGTTTTGTTAGACAATGTGAGGATACGATAAATCGTACCCTCCATTTTACTTATCTCCATCAACTTCTCGGCTATGGACGACGTGGTTTCGTAGCTAGCTTTACTGCCTACTATCCTCATTTTTCTCCGGATTCCTGATCTTACCATCAAACTCGTAGAAGTCCATCAGTTTCTTCTCTTCCTTGATACAAGTGACAACGAAATCTGATATGGTTCCTTTCATGCCTTCCTCGAAATTCTTTTTGGCATGATCAAGGTCATTGGCCCGAACGATGTAGTTAAACGCCTTGCGTTTCTCATTGTTCGATTTCTCGTCTATCGTAATATAATCAGCCGTGACCTTATAGAACCGGTCTCCATCCATGGCAAACAATTCCGCTATCCTGAATCGTTTGATATCAACGCTAAACTCACCGGATATGAATGGCTTCATCTCCTCTATGATTCTAGCCTCACATTCGGTATAAGAAAAGGCATCTACTAAATACTCTTCCTTTACCTTCTTCTTCATGCCGTTCTCGGTATCGGTCTCATAAGAAACCGTACATTTAAACCAATTGTGCATTTTAATCTATATTATTGTTAAACAAAGGATAATCTTTTATTCCTTCACGAATATATCTTTCCGTATCATCATCCACGCCATAAGCCTTCTTGAAAAATATCATAGCCTTATCCGTATCATTATCCACCAGTGGTAGATATTCCCTTGCAAAAAGCGACCTAAGATAGTTCATATTATCAATCCTATGTCTTATATCGGCTACTTTATCCCATATCTCGACCCGAATTTTACTCATTTTCTTCATATTTCTCTCATATCTCTCTAGCTGGTCTTTATATTCCGCCTCAATCTTATCGTTCTTATCCTTGATAGACTTATAGGTCTCCTCGTCTTTCGTATCAAACATCGGAGTATGTTTGATATTAATTATATCCAATTTGCTGTATAGCTTTTCATTGGATACGGTGAAATCATATCTAGTCCTGTACAGATCAAAGTCACTTAAGAACTTAGCTATTTTAATAGCATCATCCTGATCAAGAACGGCTATATTCAATCCTTCTAAATAGTAGAAGAAATGGGATGGAGAAATAGGTTTACAGTCATATGTCCTCATGATTGGAGGCTCATCCATAAACCTGACACCTTCCTCCGCACATCTTATTACGATCAATTTCTCTACCTGCTCATCAGTAAGATCATATATCTCCTGATCGGTCATCTTATCAATTGTCTTCATCATCCTCATCCTCCGATATCGTTACAGCCTTTGTAAACTTTTGTTTATAGACCTCACCCATAAGGCAGGCGAAAGTCCTATCATCCATACTAGCCATAGTATTGGCCTCTACCATAAGATTCATCTCGATGTTCTTTACCAAGATTTCATAGTTATCATCATCTTTTTTATAGAAAATGACTTTACCACCATACTCGAAACCATCATCCCCGGTCTTAACCATATCGATGATCCTCTCTAACTCCTTTACAAATTTACTCTTTTTCATATGTGTAATTTTTATGTGTCTACAAAAGTAGACATTTTGTTTTTGAATTAAATTAAATAAACATTATTAATAGTTAATACGCTTAGGTGATTATATACCATTTTACACTAAAATCGTAAAATGGTATATAATCACCTAATCCTCCATATATCTTAAGCCCTTTTATATTGTATTTGCTTATATCCATACACAAATTACACCCTCCATGACAACAACACCACGAGCAAAAGGCTAGTCGCTCCTGCTCCGGCCTACCTTGAAACTCCACTGCCGCCCTATACCATGCCGGGGATAATACCCTGACCTTCTCCGGTACGGGCGGTGTCATGAGCACCGATCGCCGCCTTCCTTTGGCATCCTCCCTACCTCTCATCTGGATTATCTTTTAACAGTTCAGCTATCTTCTCATCCTTCAACATATTTTGCTTTCTCATGCTATCTACGACAAAGGCAGCGAACGCCATATCATACCTTTTCCTTAACTCATTGACAAAAGATTTGGCTTTTGATTCTACCATTGTCTCGATGTTGCTGTCTACAACTTTCTTCATCCTGCCTCTTATAAACTCGTCTACTGTCAACTCCTCATCCATATAATCTAACCTGAACCTATATTTCTTCTCGCTGGCGTTCTCGACAAGATCGTTCATTGATTCTCTCGCTATATCCTCAATCTTCTCTGATATCGGATTGGATATTTCTCTCATCAACTCATTCTTGAACTTTTCTTTAAGTTCATGTATTATAGCTAACCTGACCGAGCTGGTAAACTCCTCTTTCAACGTCGCTTCATTGTACATAGCTTCCTCGAATACATCTTCCAAATTTAATTCTACTTGAATTTTCTTATCATTATATTTTAATAAATTATAAATTTTTTAGGCATATAATTATCATGTATTATTTCCCCTCATCTTTTAATATTAATTTCTTCCCGATCTTTTTAATTTTTGTCGGTCTTGATAATCGATAGTCTCTTTCTATCGGTCTATTAAGTACATCATCCTTGTGCCCCTTGTATCCTTTCTCGTAAGCACTAACCCTTGCGCAAAACTCAACCACATCGCCTGGCGATAAATCAGCACCACTAAATCCTTTTGTTAAATCGAACCACAAATGATCTGATACTATTTTGCTATCAAGTGTCACATCTTGTAAAAGCATCGTTTTTACAGGTCCAATGTATCCATTCCTAAATCCAAATCTAACAAAGGTTGCTGTAAACACATGGCGTCCTTTTGATCCTATTGTTCTCAACTCTTCTCTCATCTCCTTTCTTATTTTTTATTCATAAAACCAATAATTTTCTTCAAATACCCTTTTGTCATCTCAATAAAGTTCACGCAATCCAGCTTGCTCAACTTGTAAATCAAAGCCGGGTTATGAATTACGGCTATAATTTGTGTTTGCGGTTTATGAAATGACAATACTTTGTACAGATCCATGATATTGTCAATATCTAAATTCCTGTCCGGCTCATCCATAATGATTGTATACTCAAAATCCTTCTCCATTAATACCACATGATTGTCTTTGTAGTATTTTAAAAGATTGTCGATCCTGTTTGCCCAGAACTCATTTGACTTTTTCTTAAATTCCATAAGTTTCTGTATCGGAAACGCATACTCATCTTGGTTAAACACAAAATCAAAAAGCGAGTTCATGGCATGAAGGTTCTTCTCCCCAGAGGACCTAGATGCTCCATTCATATACAAACTTAAATTATTGATATTATCCAATATATCATCCTTTCTCATTTCAGTTTGCTGTAGGAGATGGAATACCTTCCCGATATAATCCGACTTAATACTGATCCCGTCAAGCACCTTGTCATCATCAAATATATCCGGGAAATACAATGCTTCTGACGGTAATTCAGAACACATCTTTTTCTCGCACAACATGTACTTCGATATCATATTCAGGAGGGTTGATTTCCCGCTCCCGTTCTTGCCTACAATCACATTCACGCCGGGCTTGAATATAAACTCAGAGCCATTTTTGAACGCTTTTATCTTTTGGATATATTTAAATGGAGTCTTCTTGTTGTCGTCTATCCTTATAGAAGTTATCATCTTATATGATTTTGTGTTGAATTATTTAAGCCTTTCATTAATTGCCAAATCAAATATCTTATCAAGACATTTCCTCATCTCCGCCGCCCCGATGATCGCCTTTCGATTCCCGAACGAGAGCCACGAAGTAATGAACCCACTGACCTCCGCGTCCCGCCCGGAATACCGCCTTGGGAACTAGACGGGATCGCTGGCAATAAAGTCGGCGGTTTCGTATTTGTCCGCCATGCATTTCGGCATGTCTACAAATTTGTCATTCATTGTTTATCCCTTCATTTGTTCGCATGCCAATCTTTCAAGTTCCGGTGTAACGTTGGTATTCATTATGCCTTTCAAGCAAGGGCATTGTCGCCAGACTATATCATAAATCTTTGACAATTCAATCAAAGCCTCATTGTTTGATTCAACTGTCATAATCCAATTGTCCGGCGATATCTCTATCTCCCTGCATGGTATTTCTTTCTTGCCTTTTGGCATATATCCGTTCTGATAGTCTTTTACATTACATCTACCAAAATATCTTCCAGTGAGTATTCCGTTTTCGTCCGTCTCAAACAACCCTCCTATCCATCCTATCTTATGGATGTTCTCCGTCCACGTTCGAGTGGCGAATAAAAACTTTTTTACAGGAACTTTTGAAAATGCATCAACATCATGGATACTCCCGTCCCATGAGAAGAGAACAGCGCGACAGCTTCTATTACCTGTTCGCGCATCCATTTGTTAGGACCGTCCTCTTCTTTGCTATATCCGGCTAATTCCAATTCTCTTATCGCATGTTTACATAAATTACTGTTTGCGATAATATACCGAAGAGCCTTCTTGTTGATAAGGCTCTTCTTGCTCATTTTCTTTACAATTCTTCTACTCTTTTTCATGTTTAATGTTATTTAATGTTTTAATCACCAATCTCCTCTATCATTCGTATTGTGCCATGACCATCTGTTTCGCGAAATCTTTGTACGCCACTATTTTTCGCAGGTTTGCTCGCATTCGTATTTCCCCGATACCGCCGACCGGAGACAAGGCGCCTGTATTAACACCTCTTCCCATGTTTATTCCTCCTTGTTATATAATTGCTTGTTTTTATATTCCAACATCCTTCCCATCCTCTTTAACCCAATTAACTGTATCGCAATACCAACAATACCCTGTCTTGGAATCCTTTTTATGAGAATGGGATCCACATGTGGCGCACCAATAATTATCATCCATATTGTATGTATAACTTTCATCCTCATGCATTTTGGCTATTCTAGCTACCCTATCCTCCAGCAGATCCTTTAGATAATGGCATTCGTAAGGTCTATCCTCTTCCTTTAATATATAAATATCGATATCCATCATGCTCCCCATCCTGTCCGTACACATACACTCGGCGGCATGGCGCACGTTCCCTTCCGGCATCCCCGGAACTATCTCCCGGATCACCGCCTCCATCTTCTCTTGGTATTCGGTGTCTACCTTGACCACCAAATCCTCTAATTTATCTATTAAACTCATGATCTTTTTACTTCTTTGTATATGACATCTGTATTGTCTTCCCTATCTATATTGCAACAACAAGAATACATGCAGTAATAACCCCTGTTATTAAATACACATCCATCACAACTGCTATCATCAATCTCTATTACCTCCAATTCTATTTTCTCCATGCCGGTATTATATTTAAATATACTACCTATCTTATGATATCCTATATCCTTCAAATACCTTATATGATTATTTTCGTTAAATAATCGGTTGATAAATACATCCATTTTATCGTTTAGACCATTTTTATCTAATAACCCCTCGCACTCATTTTTATTAAATCCAAAGGATATCATAAAATATTTTGCCATATCAAACCTTTCCAGTTCCACCAATTTTTGTATGCATAGCCATATTCCTTGTCTTATGCCTTCTTCTTTGGCTTCTTGCACTCTATCTCCCATATTATTTTGTATTAATTAAGTAACAATATTTCTCTTCGCTCTATTTTGATCATTGATGGATTATCGTCATGATCATACCAATATAGATACCATATACCTCCTCTATTGGCCTTCCACATCTTCCCTTCATATTCCCCTGATGGGATCGTTACTGAATATTCTCTAAGACCCTCAAAAGTTTGTTTGGTCATTAAAGCGTATTCCTCATCAATTTCTATGTATCTCCTATGGGGCTGTTTCCATGACATCCCACGTTTGTCTGTTATCTTAGGTATTATATTCTCTCCATTCATGATACTTTGTAAATTATGTATTAACTATTGTATATTTAATACTCTTCCCATCTTCCCTTTCGCATCCCAAGCAACCTGATTTTACGCAATCATATATATAATTTTCAAAAGCGCATCCCGAACATCTATCACACTTATCTACTCTTAATGTCATTTCAGACATACCAACTTTATAGTTAAAGACTTCCCCTATTTTATGATACTTAATATTTATACATATAGTATCGTTTTCACTTATAGTACTGCCTTCACTTATCATATTCTCACGTCCAAACATATTGTCAATAAACTTAATCATCTCATCATTGAATGATTCGCTTTCTTCTTGCAGCTTCCTACATTCATCCTCGGTCAATCCACAAGAAGATACCAGCTCCTCTGCGGCTTGCGTCCATCGCCCGTCGTGAGCCAGCTCCTGAACCGACAGCCATACCCCTTGGTTCATGCCCTCCATTCTTGCCTTATCTAAAATACCCTTATCCTCCATATCCTCTATCATTTAAATTCTTGTTTATTATAACAATCTCTATATCGTTTAACGTCTTATCTTTTAATATTTTTTCTACTGTTCTTGGAATGACATTAAAATCTTTATTGCTAAGCTTATTATCCACCATAATCTCAATCAACTGCTCTATGGTAAGCCCAAGCTCATTGTCGATCTTCGTACTGATTATGATGAAGCTCCTCACGTATCGCATCTTCATTATCAGCCCAATACTCGTACTCCTCATGCCATGACTTGAAGAAGTTATCATAACATTGTCTCATCAGATCCTCTAAAGAAAAATCCTCCGGATAAGTACACCATGCATTGTAATAATCAATTATAGGTTTCAGGAGATAATAATCATAACACATCCCTGTCAATGGGCAATTATCTCCATAGTCAAACATCACCCTACTATACTTGTGCCTGTATTTGTATTTCCCATCAATATATTTACCTGACGTGGAGAAATACTTGCCCTTGATAATATATGGCATAATATTGTTGTTGATATATCTGAACAGTAATTTACCGCATAGATTCTCAGGGAATATATCACGATGATAATCTGTAGGGTGTTCATAAATAGGATCCTTGTATTTAAACTCATAACTAAAATCATATCTCTCGTATCCAACTTCCCAATTATAAACCCTAGTATCTGTCATATCCTCAAAGGCTTTCATTGACTTTTTATAGTCTATGCCATAAGCATCCATACATTGCTCCATTACATTCCAGTGCTCACGCTCTATGATCCTTTCTTGTGAGTCTTTTGACAGCTCATCAAACTCATACAGTTTTAATACAATCTTTTTCATAATCCCTCCTTTTTTAATATAATTAGATCCCTAACGTCAATCGAATGACATACGTACCTCCTTATGTTCACGCTTAGGGATGATCGTGGCTATTCTCACGAACCACCACAATCTAGATTCAGATATCATTCATCCTTTATCTTTACGAATGGGTTTTCTACATAAAACTCCACTACATCCTTAGATTTTATAGATGTCACTATACCGGTGGTATCCACAAATCCATCTGTTTCATCCATTGTCAAATCTTCTATTTTATCTCCCGGCAGAAAACAAAGATTATGGTCTTGATCAATATACATAATCATCTTTAACCTAACCATGTCATCAATGATGCCTTTCATTCTCTCCACGACATCCAATTGATCATTACTAAGCATTAATCTACTTTTTGATGATTCCACTAACCTTATGTCTCCATTCCTGTCAACTACAGTTAAGTCATTGAATTTATACACATCTTCACGTGTTCTGTAATATGTGTCCTTACAATAAATTTTTCCTTTATCATCTATTTCAACATCAAAATATTCCAACTTATCCTTGACAGCTCTTCCGTTTTTGTATTTCCACACATCACCTATTGGAATGAACCCATATAATGACTCAAAAACATCATATATTGATAGTCTTGTCTTAGGAATGCTCTCGCCCTTTTTAAAACATTCTTCGGACGAATAAAATAATTTCCCATCTAATGTCTTCTCAGTCCTACATCCTCCCCATGTTCCTACATATCTAACTACTCCATATGTAAAACTGATCAAGATCTTATCAATCTCAAACCACTTTAATCTTCCTGACATATCGTCAAAAAGATATCCACTCTCTAGATAAACCGATAAACATTCTCTAATTTCCATAACAATTTATTTTTTTTTAATTAAACAACATCATTTGCCTTGATCACTATCCGTATCAATATTATGAACAAGCTCATATAGATCATAATCACTACACTCTGCTAAACATAAAGAGAAGACGTTCCTGTCGTTAATCAGGAAATAGCTATCTTCTAATATGAAGATAGATCTTCCTACCTCTAAAAAACAGTCCCATAACTCATTGCCTCTTTTATTGCCAAACACTTTCTGAAAAGTATGACGATCTGCCTTATTCTCGAATTTACGCATCCGTCTAATCCACTCATATCCGTGCCTCACTAAATCCAAGCCGCCGGCTTCATCGAAGCTCCCGTTTTTATCAATCCATTTATTTACATCTATCAACATACTCCCTTATAATATTACATTAAACAACTCGTTTAACCTATCTATCTCACTTAGGTATTCATCTTCTTTATCAAATCTAATTTGCGTCCCTCCCTCCAATCCAAAGGACAGGGTAAAGGATATGACCCAGCCCGATCCGTCCACGGCCTGCCCCTTGGGAACCCAAGACATCACCGCTTTCTTGGATATCCACCATCCCCCTATCTGAACGAAATCAGGATAGTTGTCCATTAAATACACCATCTGACTAGCCATCTTATTAACATCATCAAAAGGCACTATATGATACTTGTTTCTTATCCTGACCTTCAAGAAGGGGTTATCCATATTATATGCCGCAAATGCTGATATCACGGAACTAGGATATCTAACTCCTTTTATTATCACCCATTTCATATATCACCCCCTCTTTATATAACATAAATTCATTGGATAAAATTTATCCGCGCTCTCTTTCCCGTCTCCTCGAAAGTTAGCCAGCCCGCATGTCAGGATGCTCACAAGGTTATCCACCACCTCCAACTCGCTCGATTTGAACCACGCCAACTGGCTGTAAGTTTCACCTATCCATATTATACTCATTCTCCCGTCCCGACTGACCTCCTTCACCAGCCCTATATGGTTTTTAGTGTCCTTAATCACATTTAATTCGTCAATATTTGTAAGCCGAACAAAATCCATCGGCCGTATCATTTTATTCTCGTCCATGTCCTTATCCTCCTATATTCTTTTTATTCTCTCAATTTACGCTTAACCTCTTTAACATACATAGGAGAATGCAATCCCCTATGCAATCTTATAGCCCGATCTATATTCTTATTCGGATTATGATGAGATTGATATATCTCGAACATCTCCCTAGCCTTGACAGGATTTGTCCTATCATCGTATCTATACCGCTTTTTCTCCCGTTTAAGACACAATATCCTATTAACCTCATCTACATACACCTTTTTCATCTGCCACCTCCCTAACGCCCCTGAAGTGGCGTTGTACGCCCGATCTTCATCCCTTGACTCCACGAAAGATAGGGCGGCCGCCAGCTTATCCCATACCCGTGCCTCGACCACTGCCGGCTTCGGGGCGAGGGGCATGCCTCCGTTCCCTTTTGGTGGTGTCAATATTATCATCGCCATCACAAGTAAGTATCTTATCACGTTCCCTTGTTTTTATAAAACTCCTCCCCGAATTTCTCATTATCCACATAATCTTCCATACACTCATGAACAATTATATGAATATCCCCCTCCGTGTATGTTACATCGGACATTAACCTCTCATTGGTCATCCACCAAGAATAACTATCAATATGCCGTATCTCAAATCCATGATTATGCAACGCATACATAACATTATATCTTAAATCCCTGTCCATCATCATACACTCGTACACGATATAGCCATTGATACTTTCATGAGACCTACCGAACGTATAAACGTACCTACCCATCAACTTATACAACTCCCTTGCCATAGGATTCGGGATCGCCTCATCCATATCAAAATCCCCATCTGGATCAATAACCCACTCTACATCCCGCTCATCAATACAAGCCCTAGGCATTCCTATTGTCCGTACATAAAGACGTGATCGATGATCCTTGCTTAACACCGTCCCGATATACTTTTCCCCTTTGGCATATCCTATATTATGGTTGCCGGTTATATTAAATACAATTTCAGCTCCTATCTTAATTTCATCCATATTCAAGATGTTTGTGTCATTTGTTATCTTTTTTATACAAAAAGAGGATATAATGGCATAATATTATGATATCAAGACACGAATGCGTTATCTATCATATTATCATACATATCCTCTATACAACGTCATTTATGGCATTATATCGTATATGATGCCGCAGGCCATAAATACATCTAATTAACCCTTTTTTAGGGCTTATTGCCATTTAGGTAACTAGCTATGCCTAATATTTTCGAAATAAGGGCTTTTTTAGCCTTATACTCATCGTTTATCCCTATTATCGCATATCTGTATACCATCCCATCCTTCGACACCTCCACGCCCACGTATTTAGGCGCAACGGCATCCCTATGTAATACGATAAACGGGCTTTTGCCGTCTAGCTCATTTATCAACTGATTAAACTGTCGCCTTGTCATCTGATAGTGATATTATTTCCATGTTATAAATACGATCTCTTTTTACCCTTATCTTCTCGCACAGCTCATCGAAGCACCCATCTTCTTCTAACCTACCAACATAATATGATACATTCGATTTAGAGCTTCCTTGAAGATATATATTTCCTCCTATATTCCTTGAGAAAAAATTAGGCAAGACCATCTTTTGTCTCTTATCCTTGTTATCCATGTAAGATATAACAACAACCCATAATTCTGGTTCCCGTTCTTTTATCGATAACATAAGATCAAGACTCGATTGACTATTGATATTCCTCCTGCCAGTTTCGTTATAACGAAGAATAATATAATCATCCGCTTTATCATCCTCAATCATCACGACCATAGGGCTATTACCCTTCCCATTATCACATAATATTCTTGGCTCTTTCCCGTTGCGGAGATATACTTTATCGTAATCTCCGTTTTTGTATATCTCAAAATCAAACTCTATCACCATATCATTTCCTCCTATTGATATATTGTTGTGTACGACCTTCTTTTATTTTTTCGAAATAAAACTTATTCCCATATAACCGGGTGAAGCAGATGTTATACCCGAAATATTCCGCTCGTCTGATCTGCGCGTAACCTCTACTGATGTCATTATTATCAATTAGCGTAACAAAACAATGTGATCCTACCTCTGTGTTTAAAACCAGATTTTCCCAATCTTTTACCTCCATATCAAATCTCCTTAAATAATTTTTTGTTATGATTATCTCTATTATACCATTTATCAATATTATCGTACTGCTTTGGATAAACCCCATAGGCCTTACACCAACTAGGTAACGCCCCGTTCAGCGTATCTAACGCCGTCGCAAGGTCGAACGTAGCTTCCTCCTTGATATGACACCCAGATCCACTTCCACGGCTCGGTATATAGGCTCTACTATATGCTACGTTCATCCCATATTCCCCACGACTCAGATACCCGATGTTAGGCGAATCAGGGAAGGCGTAATACAACATTATATAATCACCATTACTCCAACTTCTATTATAAGTATCATCCTGCCACGCAAAAACCCTGCAACCGGCTTCTTTCAGTTCCGCTGCCGCTCTTTTTAAAACATTGTCCATATTATCTATATTTAATTAAGTTGTGCCAAGGCGCCGGGAACCGACCCCGGATCATATCCGTACACGTACGATCATGATATATCCTTCCGCCCCGCCAAGGTTTGGTTCAACATTAACAAACTTTCATATCCTCACACTTCTTAAAAAAGACCTCTCTATAGTATATTCCATATCAAGAATCTTGATACGTTTGATCCCGTCCTTCTTATTAGCTATAAGAATCTCTATCATACCCTTATCGGTCGTAAGGATATAATACGCCTCATCCTTTGTAATATTATCACGAAGGTAAGATAGCGCTTCATCTTGTAATCTTAGTAATTCTATTTCGTCCATATTTATTTCTATTGTTGCCAAGGGAAAAAGGACGGCGCTGGCGACAAGGCCTGTCCAGCCTCCCCGCAGCCGCCCGCATTCCCCTTGGTGGTATTAACTTCCTCCAATAATCTCATAATCGAATTTCACATTAATACTCTCATCAATGTTTAATTCTTTCTTCATCCCAAATACAGTCTCCCTTACCGTATCAAAATCCGATAATTGATCTTCGGGATTATTCACAAGCTCTCTCCGGTTATGCTTCCTAGGTTTTCTAGATGTAAGAATATATTCCGCACAACAGCTTCCTTCAAATGTCCTCACTCTGGAATACCATAGATCACCGGTCCCGTACTCAACACATATATTCATGTTTATGATGGTATTATCCCACGCTTTTTCCGGTAAATGTTTGAAAATCATGTTAACCCACCCCGTGTCAATATCTATATAAGGACAATCTAAATCCGATGTCCCCTTAATATCCAGATATAGCATAACCTGTCTATTATTCTTAAACATTCGAGCTTTCACATTCATTTCTCTACCTTTATCTCCATGCGATCCTCCCAATTACATAAATCAGGTTTCTCTCCTTCATAAAAGTAATAGTAAGCCCATACTTCAATATCGCCCACTTTTATGCATCCATCACTGCACCATTCCACAATATCATCATCCCGATATACATTTGTCGGTTCAGCACCAAGCGACAATAGTTTGTTTATTATATTGTCACCGAACCTTTCTTTCGCTTCCTCTTTCCTCATATCACTATCAGATTTTTAATATTACACTACCGCCAAAGGAAAACAGGGACGGACGACCAGCGGGACCTACCCCACGCCATCGCCGCCTCCGTTCTCCCTTGGCTTCCTACATTCCCACCATCACCCAAAGAAACACACACACACACATACATAAACATACCTTCATACACATAAGATTCCCTTACCATTGTTTCCCAGGGATTCCTTATCTCACCTTGGATTCCCCTGTTTACCTTTATTTCCCCTGTTTACCTTGATTTCCCTTTATTTCCCCTGTTTCCCTTGATTTCCCTTGATTTCCCCTGTTTCCCTTGATTTCCCTTGATTTCCCTTGATTTCCCTTGATTTACCTTGATTTCCCTTGATTTACCTTGATTTCCCTTGATTT